CGTCGTTCAGCTTGCAGCATTCAACACCCCAGCGTAGTACTTCGCTCGCCGTTCGCGCTTGCGCACCTCGGTGCGCGCGCGCTTCAACCGCCGCTGCCACTGCCTGAGCAGGCGCTGATTGGCAACGAAGCGCGCCTCTTGCAGCTTGCGCAGCTTCTTGGCCTTCGCCGCCTTCACGTCGCCGACCGTGAAGCTGTCGTCGGTGACGTCGAACACTCTTCGCGACTTCATCACTTCCCTCCGCTGCCCTGGCGTTGCTTGGCGCGGCTCGTGCCGACATCGTCTGTGACGAAGCGATCGGTGAAGCCGAACGGGAAGCGCAGCCTAGGCTCTTTGATGACGAACAGGTGGTACTGATTCGCGCTGTCGACGCGGCGCGACTCGGCGGGGTATAGCTCGACGCCCTCGCAGTCGGCGCCGACGATCTCGTTCTTGATCTGCTGCAAGTCGCGCCAGTCGTGGATCGGCTCGCGGTCGTTGCGCTTGATTGACAGGTGCACGAGTGCCGGCCAGCTTGGCGCGCGATGCGTGTCGCCGTCGTCGTACACGCACACGGTGTAGAGATCGTTCTTCCACAGCTGGCCGTCAGTCGCCGTCTTGATGACGAACGCCGCGACCTCTTCGGCGTTCTTGAACTTGAGGGCGTCGAAGAAGTCTGGTCGCCGTCTCCATTCCGCGATGGTCTCGGCGACCAGCCTTTCGATCTCGCCCTGCGGCATCGTCGCCCGACAGAACGGCGTCACTGCTCGACCTTCGCCGTGATGCCACCCGCGTATGCTTCAGCGAGCGCGCGGCCTGCCTTGCGACGCAGCACGAAGCCGCCGAGGAGGCCACCTTTCAGGGTAACTATCGGCGTGCCGCGAAAGTAGACGACCGAGTAGCCCGGATGGTGCACTACGGTGGCGTGCACATTGTACGGCTTTCCGACGGGGGCGAGGAACTCGTACTCGCCCCCGTCCTTGACGGTCCAGCGCAGGCTATTCGGCATCGTCGTCGGTGAAGTCGAGCGCGCGGCGAGGCTTGTCGGTCACGAGCTTGTCGACGGCTTCCTTGATCGCTCCGAAACCACGCGTGACCGCGTTGCGCACGCCCTCCTCATCCCGCAGCATCTTGGCGTCGACGCCATCGAGTAGCTTCGCCGCCTTCTTGACCACGCTGCCAAGCTCGTCGTCGTCGACGAGGTTCCGCTTCTCGAAGTTCGTAAGGAAGTCGGCGAGCCCTTCGACCGTGCCCTTCTTGAAGATCTTCGCCTTACCGTCGTCGCCCGGCGCCAGCCGCTCCAGCATGTGCGTCACGAGCCCTTGCATCTCGCTGCGCAGGAGCGCGAGGCCTGCTTCGCGCGCTTCGGCCAGCGAGCCGGCCATCTTCTGGCGCTCGCGGTTGTAGAGGCCCTTCGACAAGCCCTTCAGCGACTCCGGTGTCTCGAACACGATCCACGAGTACTCGATCCTGAAGCGTCGCCGCACGCGCGCGGCCGTCGGCCACTTCGCGTTCGCCGCGAGCGCGCCGAGCTTCGCCTTCGCCTCGGCCACTCGCTGATCGAGCACGGCCACGAACTTCTCGACGATCGGCGCGAGCCCGCTCGCGCGCTCCTCAAGGTACGCGTCGAGTTCTTCGACCGTCGTGGTCTTGACGAACCACATCCCGCCCCTGAACCCCGACGGTAGCGACAGCGCCTCGACCCGCCGCTTGGTCTGCGACAAGTACGAGCGGATCGCGTCGAGTTCGTCGCAGTCGTCGAACAGCTTCTTCGACGCCGACACCATCTCCTTCGACGCCCCACCGGCCTCGAACTCGTCGTCCTCCAGCGCTTGACGAAGGCCGATCTTGTGCAGCTTCAGCGACAGCGCTACCGCGCCCTGCGTGAACCGTGTTGCTTCGGGTGCCATTTCGTTTCTTCCTTCCTTGTCCTGCGTTCAGTGCTTGTGGCTGTGCGTGTGCGCGTGGCCGTGCGCGTGCTCGTGCGTGTGGTGGCCGTGCTTCTGCACGTCAGTCGTCCCGCCGAGCAGCTTCTCTACCTGTGCGACGGCCTCGTCGGCGCTGCCGTGATTCGCGAAGCTGATCTCGCCCTGCACGTCGAGGCGCACCTGCCCGTCTTCGAGCACCGTCGCCTCGATCACGTCGCCGTCCCGCTTGATGGTCAGCTTGATCTGCGGCATGTCACCACTCCCTCGTGAGGCCGATCGTCGCCTGCGCCTTGCCCTGCTCCGCGACGGTCCAGCCAAGCGTGGCGAACCTGTCCTTGAGCACCTCGGCCGCGTACCGTTGCTTCAGCGGCCCCGCGTCGAACTCGGCGTCGCCGTACTGGTCGCGCACGATCAGCGAGCCGCCGACGAGCGACACGCGCTTGTCCTCGATCTCGCCGACCACGTGTCGCGCGTCCTGCACGACGGCCTTGTACCCGAGCGCGCGCATCGCGTCGGCCACGAGCTTAAAGTCCGTGGCCTCGCTCCACTCTGTCGTCGTCGTCCTGACCTGATCGCACGGCATCTCAAGCCTCCTCTGCGGCGAACTGCCGCTTCTGTCGCTGCGCACCCTTGACGCCCCCGGCCGCGACGTACACGCCCTCCCTCGCTGCGTCGAGGAAACGGCCGTCGGCCATGTCGCGAAGCTCGCGCACCTGCTCAGGAGCGCTGCGGATGATCGGGACAATGTACGTCGCCGCGTCCTTCACCGACACGCTGAGGTCGCTCGCAAGCTCGCAGCAGTTGCGGATCTCGGCGCCCGTCCAGCCCTCGTCCTGCGGCAGCAGTCCCGGCGCGAACGCGCCGAGCTTGTAGCGCTCGAAGTACAGCCGCCAGATCGCTTCCCTGCCTTCGGCCGTCGGCAGGTCGAAGTACCACATGCCGAACTTCATGCGGCGCCGAAGCTCGGGCGGCAGCGACGCCATCCTGTTGCACGTCGCGACGAGCAGCACGCGCCCGCCGCCCGCGACGCCTGACACGACCTTGAGCAGCGTCCTGATGCGCTCCTCCGACTGCCCGACGATCCCGCCCTTCGCCGCGCCGAGGTCGGCCTCCAGCGTCGGCACGCCGAACGTCCCGCCGATCGCCTTCGACACGAGGCTCTTCCCCGAGCCGCCGGGGCCGATCGCCACGAAGCCGGTGTGACCCTCGTCCTCCGTCCAGCGCAGCACGGCGCCGAGCGCATCGGCCGACACGCCCGACAGGTCGCCGCCCGTCGCGCCGGCCAGCTGTTTGTCGATCTCGTCGATGCGCAGCACCGCGCGCGGCGCGTTCTCGCCCTTGAACAGAGCGCCCATGAACGTCGCGATCTGGTCGAGGCCGCGAATGTCGTCGAAGGTCTCCTTCGTCGTGTTGAACTTCAGCCCGTTCGTCTGGTTCACGGCAGCGCGCTTGCGCTCCCAGCACGAGTCGACGTCCATGCCCTGCGTACTCATTCCCATTGCGAACGTCTGCTCTGCCAGGAACGCCGACAGGCCGCGCGTCGCGGCGATCACCTTGCCGCGCTGCTCGGCGGTTGCCGGCGGGACGCCCCTGACTCCCTTGTACAACTCGTCCAGCACGCCCCCGAGCGCTGCGTCGTCGGGCATAGGCTCGTTGAGCGCCACCACGTCCTGCTGTAGTTCGAGCGGCAGCGGCACGGTGGGTCCGAGCGGAACCAGCATGCGCTTATTCGCCTTGAACGCGTCGCGCAGCACGCCGAACGCCGTCGACACCACGGGGTCGTCGATGAAGCGGTGCGCGTTGTACATGAAGACCACCGTCTTCTCGCCCACGCGCTGCAACATGTCGAGCATCGCGCGCGGGTTGCCGGTCTTCGCGGCGATCTCTCCCGCCGGCCCGATCTTCTCGATCTCGGCGATGCCGGCCGGCTCGTCGTTGAACGCGTGCAGGCCGCGCAGCGCGTCCCACGCCAGCTTCGGAACGCCGTTGAGCGCCGCGCCGATCGCCTCGGCCGTCGCCCACTGGTCGGGCGTCGAGATCGCGACGAGCGGCGTATTGGCGCGGCGTGCGGCCTTGAACTGGTCTACCAAGCTCTTGGTCATGGCTCCTATCCCTACTTCCTGATGCGCGCGAGCGCGCGCTTGACTGCGGCGACAACGGCGAGGACGACGACGCTCCACGGCATCGCCAACACCAGGAAGGCGATGTCGTGAGCGCCGCCGTCCGGTCCTGCGTGCGCGAGCAGGGCGCCGATCACGCGGCGGCCGACCAACCGGCCTTGCTCTCGGCCTTCTCGATTTCCTGCGCGAGCAGGTCGCGCTGGCAGGCGGCCGAGTTCAGGCTGCGCTCGCACGCCGCGCACAGCGTCGCGGGCCAGTAGCCCGTCACCGTGCCGGGGTTGTACACGAACGAGGCGCGCGCGTCGGCGCCGCACGACTCGCAGCTGACCTCGGCCACGACCTGCGCGCGCACGCGCGAGCGCAGAAGCGCGAGGTGTGCCGCGTCGAGCAGCGGCGCGAAGCGGAAGCGGCCCGTCGTCGGGATCGGCCGGATCACGCTGCCATCGCCACGGCGGCCGAGCACCTTGTTCCAGCGGCGCTCGCGGCGCTTCCTGAATGCGTCGACGACCTGCCGCACGCGCTTCTCTGTGAGCGCGTCGATCTGTGCGGCGGTCTGATGCGCGAGCGATGCGAGTACGGCGTTCGACTGAAGCGTTAGCATTGGGTGGCTCCTATCGTTCTTCGTGCGGCGTTAGCTGCAAACGGCCACGGCGTCGACGCCGAGCGCGCTAAAGTGCGCCTTCGCGGCGGCCTTGGCTTCGCGATACGTGCCGCTCGGCGCCCAGAACACGTAGTCGAGGTAGTTCGGGAGGCTCGCCTTGTCGGCCGGCACGAACGCCCAACCGCCTCGACCGCGCGGTGCGCGGCCGTGCTCGAACTCGTACTCGTCGGTGTAGAACTCCATGACGCTACTTCCTTCCTGCCGCGATGCGCGGCGCCGCAGCGCGCCCTATTGCGCGCTGCATCTTCTGCGGCTTCACGCGGCTGTACTTCGACAGCAGCGCGAGCACTCGACCTGTCGACGTCACGGGCACTTCACGGCGAAGCCGAGGCCGCGCTTCGAGATGAGCCACTGCGCGCGCTTGCGCGCAGCATCGAACAGCACGTCCTCGCTGCACTCGATCTCGACGTCGTACGACTTCTCCTCAACGTTCGCCTTGCGCGCGATAGCGTACGCGCCGAACGGCCGGATGAGCGACTCCAGCAGCGACTGGAAGCGCGCCGCTAGTAGCCCGTCGTTGTTGTGCGTGAAATGCAGCACCACGATCTTCATCCTCTTCTTGAACATGCGTTCCTTCCTTTCGCTCCACGTGAGCCGCCGAACCATTCGGCCGCTGGCCTACGTACGAGGGGACACCTCGCTGCCTCGGCGGCTCACGTAGAGCGACGCAACGGCCACGCAGCCGCCGCGCCACTCCTCCTCCTGTTCCTTCGCTCCCCGGTTAGCCGGCCGCTCCCGCTCGGGCTTGAGCCCATGCCTCCCGTGCTGATCGCGACTCGCGGCCTGCCGTCCTCGTGGGACCGGCTGGACTCGCGCGACGTCGCGCACTGCGCTTTGGTGGTCGTTGTTGTGGAGGTGCGTTCTTGCGGCGTGCTTGGTGCGTCATGGCGCCTCACGGCGCGATCCGGACGAAGGTGGCAGCCATCGCGGCTGCATGCGTGCGCTTGCTTCGGGGTGCCCGTCGGCTTGGGGCTGCTCGGGTCGCGTTCGTACGGCTCTCTGTCTGTGCGCCTCACGGCGCGCTCGCTGAGCCCTCACACGGGATCGGCCGGCTGCCCTGTCCCCTTTCGGCTGCGCTAAATTTTCAATGAGCCACGCTGACGCTGAACGTGCCGTCATGGTGCCATATAATAATGTCCTGCGTCAATAAAAACTTGCGAAAATAAGATGCTTGCTAACTGGTACAAAGGCAAGGGTTACCCGAAGTGCCGCCGAGCTAAAAGGGCGCGTCGGCGCCGCGAGCGCTGTCAGGCGCCCGGGAGCAGGCAGAAGTTGAGAATCGTTTTCACCTTCGAGCTTGACAGCGCGGCCGAGCGCTCAGGCCGCGACGCGCGGGAACGGCGTCTCGATCGCCAGCAGCGTGAACGATCGCCGCACGTTGTTCTCACGCGAGTACGAGACTTCATTGCCGACGCGAGCGTGGTACAGCACGCCTGCGCCTTCGAGCACGTCGGCCGGCATGATGAGGAGAGGATCCTGGCCGAAGCGCGTGGCGCTCTCGATGTAGTTCCTCACCTGCTGATAGCCGGCCTCGCCGTTCACCTTGAACTTCATCTTCAGATCGTGAAGCTCGCGCGCAGCGTCGCTCGTGACGTACTGGCGACCGTAGCCGCCGATGGTGCGGATCTGCCCCTTGTCCTCGACGATCAAGTCGAACGGGAAGGACGGGCACCACGTCATGTCAGCGATCTCTCCTAGCCACAGTTCGCCGATGTACGGGCGGGCGTGGAAGGCAGCAGTGCCGGCCGGCATCTCGACGCGCAGCCGCCACATTTGAAAGTCCTGGGCGCTCTGGATACCCATGAAGTTTGGGACCTCGGGCGCGAGCGTGATCGCCGACCCACTCCCGCCAGCTTCCTTCACGGTCACGATGGCGTCGCGCGGGATGTTGTGCCCCACGATCGCTGCAAGGGTGACGCGCGGGAAGAGGGCCGGGTTGCCGGCTGCGCCGAACGCGGACGCGTAGCAGAACGACGAAGCGCCGAAGCTCGGCGAGTCCTGCTCCAGCAGCACGCGGTAGCGCGTGCGCTCGCGGCGCGAGGAGTCGGCTGCGATGATCTCGTCGATGTCGAGCCACGTGTTGGTGGCGGTCTGCTCGCCTACGTCGACGTCGGCGTCGTCCCACGCGTTGCCGGTGCCGTCGTACGAGCGGCCGGTCCACAGGTCGATCACGCGTAGTCTGACGGCCGTGCAGTTCGACGTCGACGGCAGGTAGATCGACGCGCGCACGCGCACGGTGGCGCCGGGCATCACGTCGACGTCCTGCGCCGAGGGCCAGAAGAAGCGGAGTGCGGGGTTACGGCCGCCGTAGTTGCCGAAGTCGGGCGGGTTCGCCGGCAGGCCAGGAGCGCCGGCTGCGAGGTTGCGGAAGTCGAACCAGCCCGTAGGCGCGTCGGCGCGAGAGCTGCTCGCGCGCAAGCGGTTCAGGTCGACGTCGGCGCCATACAGGGCAGAGGTGTTGCGCGCCCATCGCGCCGGCTCGTCGGTCTCGCCGTTGCCAAGCTGCGTGAGCGGATAGATCGTGTCGCCGACCGAAGCGAGCGACGCCACAGGCGCGACGCCGCTCAGGCGTACCGCGTTGCCGATCGCGAAGCGCCATGAGGCCATCTCTGCTCCTTTACTTGACGAGCCCGCCGATCTGCGACAGCAAGGCGTAGACCATCCAGCACGCCAAGCTCGCCGCCACCAGGCGCATCCGGTACGTGTTGCTCTCGTCGTTGCGCGTCGTGGCTGCGAGGACCGCGCAGAGAATCCCGAGCCCGATCAAAAGGATTTGGAAAACGGTCAGCGGAGCAGCACTCACGCGTCGTCCCTTTTCTGAACGGCTTCGGCCTCGTCCTTCTTGGAGGCCGCGTCCTCGCCCTTTTCGGCTTCTTCCTCGATCTCGACCGCTATGGTGCCTACCTCGGCCGCCTCGAGTTCTCTCCTGGCCTCTTCGTACGCAGCGATGTCTTCCGGATCCTTCGTGCGATCGGCCTCCTTCTTTGTCATGCGAGCCAGCAGCTTCAGGGCCGCCGCGAGACGGCTGTTCGTCAGGAGGTGGATCTTGCGAAGCTGGCGATCCTGTGACTTGCCCCGAACTTGAGCCTCGACGGCCGACGCTGCGACCTTCTTGTTCGTGGTGCGGACGGTCGTGATGATCGAAACGACGGCGGCGGTCAGGCTGCCGATGATCGTCACGACTGCGGCTGCGATGACTGCGACGATCTCCTTCGAGACGCCGTGGTCAGCCGTCGCCGCCGTCGCCGCATCCTGCGAGAGCAACAAAAGGACTGCGATCAATGCTCACCCCCTTCGCTCAGGGCGCAGTGTAGCCCGAAATGGTGATGTTCAGCGTGTTTGTTGCCGCTCCGATCGCGCAGATCGCGTGAGCCGCCGTGACCTTGATCCCTACGACGTTGCTGTACTGGAACGGGGCGGCGGTGTTCGCCGGCAGGACGTACGTGCGCGAGGTGCTAGCTCCAGGCAGCACGCCCGCCGTACCCGTCGCGCAGTTCGAGCCGGTCCCGGATCGGATCGCGAACGTCGCCGCCGTTGCGGTAGTCGAGTTGGCGAAGACCGTCGTGATGTAGTACGAGTACCCTGCTGCGGCTACCGCTTGGCACTGCGTGAGCGTGGCCGCTATGTTGTCGAGCGCGCACGTGAACTTGAGCGGCGCGACGGTGTGCAGGTTGCCGGCCAGGTCGACGGTCGCGCGACCTACGTTCCCGTTTGTCAGCTGAGTCGGACCGGACGAGCGCGCCTCGAAGCCTGAGACCAGGACGTTCGCCGGCGCCGCCGCGTTGTTGGCAGCGTCGAGCGCAGCATTCGCATTCCCGACTACGCCGACCTTCTGCACTCCGGTGGCGGCAGTGACGAACGCGCTTCCCAGGATGCTGGTCAAATCGACCTGCACAGCGTTGCCGGCCGTAACGTTAGCGCCGCGCAGGTTGCCGGCGGCGTCTCGGAGGATCGTGTGCTGCTCGCCGCGCGCGGTCATCTGCTGCTCTACCATCTGCCCATTCGTCACGGTCGGGGGCGTCGTGTTGAACACGCCCCCGATCTGCTGCGGGTTACCCACCTTGGTGGCGCCGCTCGCGGCGAGGCCGCCGACTCCCAGCGTTCCCGCGACGCCTCCGGTGACGACAGTCGTCGCTCCGATCTGCGCCACGTTCGTCGACGCGTTCGCGGGCGGGGTCGTCGTCACGGTGCCGCTCACCGGGACAGGCGTGGCGCGGAGCTGCGTGTCGGTCAGCGGTCCAGATACAGGCACCGTCGCGCTCGAAGCGCCGATGTTCACGTCCAGGCGCCCGCTCACGAGCGCCGCCGGTAGCTGCCCCGTCTTCGTCGCGTCGTAGAAGGCCGCGCCGTCGCTCAGCCGATGCGAGGCCGGTGCTGCTGCCGTCGTGGGCCAGAACGTCCCCGTGACGGGCGTGGAGGGCATCGTGGCGATGCTCACCGGCTGCGTGGCCTGCCAGAACGTCCCTGAGACCGCGAAGGTGCCCGAGCCGGCGTTCGCCGTGACGGTTCCCGAGATCGGCTGGGTCGCTTGCCAAAAGGTGCCCGACACGGGCTGAGTCGCCTGCCAGAAGGTGCCGCTCACCGGCTGCGTGACGGCGCTCCCGTCGACCTTGATCGCCGTCGCGTTCGCCGTCGTCTTCGAGATGTCCACGAACAGGATGCGGCTGGCGCTCATGCGCGCGGCGCCCGCGCTGTTCTCGGCCACCGTGTTCGTGCTCGTGTCGTCCACGACGAAGGCGCTCAGCCCCACCGCCGTCGTGCCGAACGTGAAGGCCGTCGAGTCGGAGAAGGATCCGCCCGCCGTGCAGCCCGTCACGCAGTTGACCCGGAACGCCGTGTTGCCGACGTCGACCACGTTCGCGCCGCTGAGCGTGGTGCCCCCGAGCTTGAAGAAGTTCGCGCTGACCATCAGGCGGCCCTGCGCGTCGTAGCTCTGCGCACCCGCGCGCGCGGCCAGGAGACAGAACAGGACGGCGAGCAGCTTCTTCACGAACCCTCCTAGACCGACGGTGCTTCGGGCGCGTCGCGCCACTCGGAGTAGACCTCTGACTGTGCGCTCGGCACGCCGCCGAGCTTGAGCATCAGCGACTCCCCATTCTTCAAGCGGATGCGCTCGACCGGGACGACCATCTTTCCTGAGCCACCAGCAACGACCTCCATCACGCCGATCAGGTGGTCAGTCGGTCCGGTCTCGCGAATGTAGAGAGACGCGGTTACGTCGGCCGCCGCCACGTTCACGAAGCGCACGTGCTCGACGAAGCGGTAGTTCTTGAGGACCGCGATGTCGGGGACGAGCTCTACCAACGTGGTGCTGTTGGTCGTGACGAAGCTGTGGTCGCCGCGATCCTGGATCTCCATGTGGTGGAGCATCATCAGGCGCACCTCCACTGTGAGCCGGTGCTGTAGACCTGAACGGTCTCGCCCGGCATGTTGAGGATCTGCTCGGTCTCGAACTCGATGTTGCCGCCGCTGAAGCCCTGGATCCGCAGCCGGTTCCGCGTGTTGTCGCTCTTCTTGATGATGATCCAGCGACCGGAGAACCAGACGGGGTTCGGGAGCACCTGTACCTGCTCACCGGCCGCGCAGTCGATCTCGATGATGCCGTGCTTCTGGAGGACCGTGTCTGCGCCAGCGAACGAGACGAAAGGCGCGATGGTCGGCGGCAGGTCCATGAAACCGTCGCACGAACCGAACGGCCCGCCGTTAGGTTCGCCAGGGAGCCACATCGGAACGTCGAAGTAGTTGGATCCTCCGAACAGAGTCATGCCGGTGTCGGACAGGTCCTTCAGGCGCGGCACCGGAACAGGGTCGACCCACATCGTTCCGGGGTTCGCGTTGTCGAGCAGGAAGCCCATCTTCGTGATGTACTCGCACGGGCGCCCGGGGATCGAACGCTTCATCACGCCGTCGAGCGCGTCTCCCGTGTAGAGCACGCCGATGCTTCCGAAGGCTGAGAAGTCCGGCCCCCTGACGAGGCCGAGCCGGCAGACCCAACCGTCGGCGCCGTCGAGAATGTCCATCATCGTCACGCCGCAGACCGTGTGCTCCCCGAGGAACGCGTCAGCCGCGTCGGCAAGCTCGATAGAGGGCAGGGTCGGATCAGGCCCGACGCCCGTGATGCGAACGGCGCGCCCGGCCAGGATCGTCGAGCCGGTAGCGTTGCGCACGCGAAGGTAGACCGAGCCCCACGCAAGCTCCTGGCCGTCGATGACGTCGAGCACGAGGCGCTTGAGGCCAGCCGTGTCGTTCCACCATGCCGTCGCTTCGGTCGGCGTGTGAATCGGGCCGATCACGTACGGCCGCGAGCCGTCGGTGACGATGTAGGCTTCAGCGATCTCGTGCCACGTCGCAGTCCCGCCGGGCACAGGCGGCGTGGTCGGCGTCGATGCGTGCGACGCGATGCAGAAGTAGGTGAAGCGCACGCCGTTGTTGTTGTCGTGATAGACGATGTCGCCTTCGGTGTACTCGGCATCGTCGTCCCACGCGCCGCGCCACACAACGCCCTTTGGTCCTGGCGGCCCCGGCGTTCCCGGCGCGGCAGGTCCGCTGCTGAGCTTCAGGCGCGGGCGAATCGCTCGATAGATCGCCTCGATGTCTTTCGGCGCGCTGCCTGGCAGCGAGAGCGCGTTCTGACCGATGCGAGCCGGGAGTCCCATGCGTGATCCTAGCGCTTCCAGACGGCTTCGTCGCCGCTGATCGGGTTGCGCAGCACTTCGACCATGCGGAGCCAGCCGTCGAGGTAGTTGGGCGCGTCGTCGCTGCCGACCCTGATCCAGTCAGTTGCCGCGAGCGTGCCGCTCTGGTTCTCAGCAAGCGCGCTGTCCTCGTCGATGAATGCATCCGTTGCGTGCAGGAAGCGCGCCCACCCAACTTGCAGCGTGCGCGGCGCGTATTGGTCCCATCCCTCGTCTTCGAGCCAGCGACACCACACGCGGATCACGTGCGCGCGCGAGACGTCAGGGATCGCGATCTCGACGTCCTTCGTCCCGGCCAGCCACTCGCGGCGGAAGCGGATCTTGTTCGCGCCGGCCGCGCGTACGAACTCCAGTCGATCGACGTCGGTTGCGGTGTGGCGCGCGACGACGATCGGCTTAACCGTCCCGTTCGGCATCAGGGCCGACTTGAACCACGGGCGGAACTCAGCGATCACCATGCCGCGATCGGTGAAGTAGGAGCGCTTCGCGGGGTTGCTGTTGGCGATCTGGAAGTGCATCGCCGTGCGCGTGATGTCGGCGCCGCTCGTGACGAGAGGCGTCCGCGTGCCGTAGCTCGCACCGTTCGGGGTTCCGCCAAGCTGGACGTCCGTGAGCGCGAGGATGTACTCGGCGTCTGCGATCGCCGATGAGAAGCGGCCGACGCGATGCAGGTACGTGATCGCGCCATCGGCTGTCGGGTCGTCGAGTGAGATCCCGTCGCCGATCAACTCGCCGTAGGGCATGTCAGCCCCGATCGGGTTGTACACGATCACCGCTCCCCAGGTGCCAGTAGCAAAGTCTAAGTACTCTGTGAACGGCACAGCCGCGCGCGTCCCGTTGCGACGCAGGACGTACTCCATGAACTTCGAGGCCGGCGTGTCGACGTTGATGTTGCGCACGACCACGCGGATGTTGAAGAGGTTGCCGCCGGCATTCGACACCGTGCCGAGGCTCTGCTCATAACCGCCAGTGCCTGGAGCCGGCGAGAACGTGACGTGCGCTGAGAGCGTGTAGCCAAGCTCCTCAACGACCGTTGTTCCAACGTCGTCTACCGCGCTCGTGCCGCCCGTGAAGCTGATCGCCGTCCAGAGGTTCCCCGGCCCGCTCGTCGTGCCCGGGTTGAAGTTCCAGTGCGATCGCGCTACGTCGCCGCCGCCTTGGCACGCAAGTCCCTCGAACGAAAGCAGGGCGTAGTGTTCGAGGCAGCGCATGAGAACGCCATCACCGGGACGCGGCGACCAACCGTCCTGCGCGCGCGTGACGCCGAAGTCGCCGCCTTGATCGAAGTAGGAGAGGCCGGTCAGTTCAGGCGTCCACGCCGAGTCGATGCGGAACGCGCCCCACAGCAGCGCTTGATACTCGTGCAGGTCGTACGCCGTCTCGATGACCTTCACCTGCTCGGGCCAGTACTGCCGCTGAAGCAGGAGCAGCGGCCTGCGTTCGAGCCGGCGCTCTCCCCATCCAGCTACGCCGATCGACGGCCCCTTCGGGTGCGACGCGTAGAACTTGCTGCCGATCGTGCGATCAGCCGACGTGTCGGGCACGCGCATGCTCACCTGATTACGCGCGCGCCTGAAGAGTCGAGCGTCGAGGCTAGCGCTGTGCCGCACGTTGCGCACGAAGCCGCCAAGGTCCTGCACGTCGCATTCGACGTAGAAGTGGAACGCGCGAAACTTCGGGAAGCGCTGCGAAGGATCCCATCCAGGGCCAGCAACGCTCATGCTGATCCCTGCTTGCAGCGTCACCATATCGTCCTGCGTCCACGGTCCAGCCTCGGGGTGCGAAAACGTCTCGTACTCCATGTGAATCGGGCCGACGTAGCCGGCTCCGCACGCTGGCTGGTTGACGTTGCAGTAGCGATCCCCGACCGGGCTGCCCGTCGCGCCGTCGTATCCGACCTCGAACGTCGGGCCGATCGCGAGCGGCGTCACGTGGTCGCGCTTCATCAAGATGAATGCAGCCTGCGGTCCGTGCGCGTTGTCAGGAGGGAAGAACCAGTTATTCGCACCCTCTCCCGAGTAGTCGATCCAGCAGTGAAACTTGACGCGCGTGTAGAACACCAGCGTGGGCGGCGGCTCGAAGAACACCATGCCAGCTGCACCGGAGCCGTTCACTCGATCGCGAATCAGCACGGCGTAGTCGCAGAAAGGGGCGGTGTCGTTGATGCAGTAAGGCGGGGCCACCTCCCCGAGATCGTTGTAGTCGGCGTCTCGCCACGCTTCCCACAGAGAGATCTGCGGGGCGCCGCCGTACGGGCTCGCGTTCGGCCAGCGATCGAGGCCGCTGTTGAAGCCGTCGGCGCGCGGGAGCATGAAGATCGTTCGACGCATTAGAAGTTAGTGAACCGCCCCTGACTCCAGCGGTTGGCAATGCTGACCTTCAGCTTCTCAGCAGCGGCAGCGACGTCGTGGGCCTCGATCATCGCCATGAATTTCTGCTCGGCCACACTGTACATGTAGGGATGCTCGACGTGCGTGAAAATCTCCTTCCGATCGCCCGGCTCGTACACGAAGTCCTCGGGCTTCGTCGTGACGTCGACGCGCACCCAATCGCTCGACGGGTCGGCGTCGTTGGGGTTGATGATGCAGATGCCGAGGGCGCCGCTCGGAAGCCAGAAGATCCTGACCCACGGGTAGCTGTCAAGGAACGATTGGACGACGTCCATGCCCGTCGGCCGGTCGCGGTCGCCGCCGATGCGAATCGCGCTCTCGTACTCGAACAGGTCGAAGTAGTTCGCCGCTGCATCCCACGAGGTATCGTCGATCAGCGAGATCGGCGTGAGGTCCCACAGCTGCGCCGGCCTGTCGCGAAACACGTACTGTTCGAGCACGGTGCGCAGCTGCAAGATCGGGTTGAGCAGCGCCGGCCCTGCCTCGTCGCCGTCGTCGCTCGGGCCTTCACAGTCGAACGTGACAACGGCGTCCTTGTCGGGCCTGAAGGCCGAGGTGACCACGATGAAGGTCTGCATCACGCCGCCGTAGACGCCGCGACGCGTTGTCCACACCGACGTTTCAGGTTGCTCAGTGCCGTCGAAGTACACGCGCTTCACGAGCCGCAGGCGCCCGAGCGATCCGCACCACCAGTGCCCGAGGTTGTCGTCGTAGCGGACATTGATCGCCGTCAGCATCCCGCGCGCTGTCACGGCGAAGTTGTCGTGGATGCCCATCACGAGCGGTTGCGACGTCGCCCAGATCGACGGGTCGGTCGCCGTGCCCCATACGCTCTTGTTGAAGATGGGCTTCGGCACAGCGGCCTGAAGCGACGCCTCGTCGGTCTTCAGCCGCAGGTCCACGTCGTCGCCCTTGAAGGTCCAGTCGGCCAGGATGCCGGTGAAGATGCGCTCCCAGTCGTTGTCGACGAGATCGGGCACGACCCAGTCGATCGCAGCCGCGCTGCCGCGAGGGTCGTACGCGTCGAGTTGTAGGCGAAGCAGGTTGAGCGGGTCGTTGACGCGCACCGACGTCTCCACCGTGCCGAGCACGTTCTGCTTGATGCCGCAGCCGAAAGTGATGCGCTCGAAGCCGCCAGGAGGAACGAGGCCGATGCTGCCGCCGCTCGGCAGCGCGATTGACTCGGGGGCCCACCGCCTGAAGCCGAGGTCGAGCGCGTGCTTGCCTTGCAGCGAAATGCTCAGCATCGGGACAGCGGCGAGCCCCGAGCGCCGCGCCTGAAGATAGGCCGCGTTCATAGGCTACCCGGCCAAGGTGGTTTCGAGGTTCGCGACTGCGCGCTCGACCGTGCGCAGGACGAACTGCGTGGCCTGCGCCTGACCTTCAGCCGACTGCAAGGGGTTCTGGTTGACCGTCAGGTTGATCGTGTTGTTCGTCGTGCGCCCGGTCTGCGCTCCAGGCGGCAGTCCTCCGAGTGTGCCCCCGGCTTCTGGTACGCCGCCAGGAGCGGCGCCGCCCGTCACGTCGATCTGGCTCGGCGTGGTGGCTGCTAGGTCGGCCATTGCCTGCTGTGCGCGTCGAGCGCTCTCCGGGATCTCGGCCCCGAGCACTTCGGCAATGGCGGTCAGGACGTCGAGCATGGCGGCCTGCGGGTCGGTCTTGAAGGTGATGCCGTTCTGCTCGGCCAGATCCTTCAACCGCTGCGTGTTCTCGTCGAGCGGGATCCCGAAGTTCTCGGCCGCCGTGATCGCTGTCTGGATCGTCGGCGCGATCGCGAGGAGCGCCGTGTGCGTGTCGGTGCCGCCCGCGATCAGCTGATCGAACAGCGTCGCGCTCGCCCGCGTGATCGCGCGGAAGGTGTTGACGTCGAGGAAGTCGCTATTCGCGAGTCCCGCCAGCGTCTGGCCGAGCCCGTCGATGCCTTCCACGATCGGCTTTAGCGTCTCGTTCCCGAGCAGGTCGAACGCGGCAGCGAACGGCGAGAGCAGCTGCGCCGCTTGCTCAGCGCCGAGCGTCGACGTCAGCTTCTCCTTGAGCTTGTCGAACGTGTCGCCGAGGGCCGTGACGGCGCCAGTGAGTCCGCGCTCTGACACCAGCGCGTTGAACGTGGCGCCGAAGATCGTCGCCGCGTCAGCGCCAAGCGTGCCGAAGGCGCCTTCCGTGACCTTCTCCAGACCAGACACGAACTTGTTGATCCCTGCGACGGCTGAGTCGAGTTGTCCCCCGACGAAGGCCTTGATGTCTGGACTCTCCAAGCCAAGCTCGCGCGAGCGCTTGATGAGGCCGCGCATCGTCGCATCGCCGACCTTGCCTGCCTTCAGCGCTTCGTCTGCGATCTTCGTGAAGCTCTGGCCGACGGCCGCGATCCCTTCTTCGGCCGGCACGGCTCCGGTCGCGATCGCGTGCATGAGTTGTTCGGTCTGCCGAGCGAACGTGCTCGCCGCCTTGCCGCTCTCCTCCATCACCTTCGGCAGCGCGAGCAACGCTGAGTTCTTGATCGAGATGCCGAGCTTGTCGGCCTGCTCCTTGATGACCTTCGCCGTCTCGCTCGTGATGCCGGTCCCGAGGATCTTGCCGGCCTCCTTCTGCGCCTTCTTGATGGGGTCACTCTTGAAAAGGCCGAGGATGCTCTTGCCGATCGTGAGCCCTGCACCGATGATCTGTCCCGCAGCGCCAATCCCGCCGAGGATGCTGGTGAAGCTGAGGCCACCGGACAGGACTTCCTTCAGCTTCCCGAGCCCGCTCGTGATCGACTTGAACGCCGACGGCAGCGCCGAGAGTCCAGTGACGAGGCGCCCGATGAACGAGTCGGCAGAAATGCCGAGCACCGAGAACAGCGAGTCGAGGGCCTTCATCGTCTCGCCAAGCTCTTTGAAAGCCGCGTCCGCGTCGCCCACGTGGCTCCCAGCCTCGACGAGCGCCTTGTCAGTGTCCTCGATGTTCTGCGCGACCTCGCGCATGCCCTCGAACCGACGCACGATCCCTTCGGCCACCGGGCCCAGCTGCTCGCCTTGATCGCGCGCCTTGATGAAGGTTTCGGCGAGTTCCTGCACTCGCTCGACCGCGACGAGGTTCGCATCACCGAGGGCCTCCACGTCGTCGCGCAGCTGTGCGAAGTCCGAGCCGCCCGCCGTGCCAAGCTGGCCTGTCAGGTCGAGGTAGGCCTGCGTCGCGCGCCCTGCCTCCTCCCACGCGAGCGCCGTCTCCACGATGGCTTGGTTCGCCTCGCGCTGCGCCTCGAAGCGCGCGATGATCTTGTCGGCGATCGGTGGCAGCTTCTCTCCAGCGTCGCGTGCCTTGATTAGCGTTGTTGCCAGGCCTTCGAGTTGGTCGATGGCGATCTTGCCAGCGTCGCCTATTTTCGTGATCGCGGCGAGCGTTGTCGCGAACGCTTTGGGATCCAGCGTGCCTGTGAGCGTGCGCGCGGCCTTGGCGACTTCCTCAAGCGCCTTCGCCGCTGCGTCGCTCAGTGGCTTCACGGGAGCAATGGCATTCGTGACCTTCGCGAAGTTGCCAGCGCTGCGCGCTGCTTCGTCTCCAGTCTGCCGAAGCTCGACGGCGAGCGTGCGCTGCCCTTCGGCGACCGCGCGCGCCGTCTCGGCCGCCTGCTTGAACGTGTCGCCGCCGAGCGATGCCGGCAGTTTCGCGAGGATATCGAGCGCTTCGGCCGCCTTGTCGGCGATGAAGCCCACGAACAAAGCGAACTGCGCGCGTGCCTCCGAGAAAGCGATGATGAGGTCGCCGCCGATGAACTTGGCTGCCGCCTTCGTAAACTCGATGAGGCCTGACAGCGGCGACTGCCCGCCGAGCACAGCAGCGAAGAAGCGGCCGGCGGCTTCCTGCACCTCACCGAACTGGTTCTTCAGCTGCGCCACGGCGCCCGTGAACGTGGTCGCCTGCGTCGTCGCGGCCCCGCCGAATCGCTGCTCGACCTGCTTCAATGCCGCATCGAACTTCTCGGCGTTCGTGGCGCCCTGCGCAAACTGGAAGCCCATCTTCTGGAGAGCAGCGGTGCTGCCGACCGACGCCTTGCCGAGCAGCTGTGCGGCCGACGTCAGATCCTGACCCGTCGCGGCAGCGAAGTCGGCCGCCGCGCCTGTCGTGCGCTTGATCTGCGCCTCCGTGAGCCCGAAGCTCGCGAGCAGGCCTTCGGCCGAGATCACGGCGTCGTCTGAGAACTTCGTCGTGTCCTGCAACGCTCCAGCGTAGTCGATGAGGGCCTTCGAGGCGGCCTCGGTGAAGTTGCCCTGGTTCGCCAGCGCGAGGTTGAGCTTGTTGACCGCGTCCTCCTGCTCGGCTTGTGCCTTGAAGGAGCCGATCACAAAGTTGATCGCGGTGCGCACGCTCAAGTAGCCGGCCGCGATGTTCGTCAGCTTGTTGATGAGGTCGCCGCCGAAGGCGCCCGATGCCTTCTTGCCGGCGGTGTCGGCCGCGTCGCCTACTTCCTTGAGTCGCTTCGCCAGTTGTTCGAGGGTGATGGTGCCATCGGATCCCTCGACTCTGACCGGGATGATGATGCCTTCACCCACCGGGCTTCTCCTGCTCGGCGCGCTGGCGGTCGCGCTCGCGCTGCAAGCGGCCCGCGACGCCCTCGTCGCTCACTGCGTTGAGCACGCGGTAGAGTACATCCAGCGCTGCCTGCGAGTCTAGATCGGCGTTGAACAAGTCGAACGTCTTGACCCACAGCGCCGACTCGCTTCCCGTCCTGATCGCGAGCAGCGCGAGCGCCGCCGCGCCCTCGTTCTCAGGCAGTAGCTCGACACGTGGGCACAGCTGCTCGCCTTTCGTTTCGGCTTGCAGCACCGCGAGCGACGCGTACGAGATACAGGGAAGCTCCTTGCCGCCCATCATCACGCACGCCCGACAGACTTTCTCGGTGAGCTTAGGCCAGTCGAGCCTGAACCTGAGCCACCCTACAAGTTTCCCTGCACCGCCTCGGCAGCCGTCGCCTGGATGATTGCGAGCTTGCGCGACTGGAAGATGACGAACGTCGCGAGGTCGATCCGCTTGCCCTTGAGCAGCGGCGCCTCCGGGTCGTCTTGCAGCATGGCGAAGTCGTCGGCGTTGAAGGGACCATCCAGCCGCAGGTCGCGCAGCAGGAACTTCCGCTGCGCGTCGTTGAGCTTCAGACCATCGAAGCTCACGTCCTGGCCGACGTCGACGCTCTCCAGAGCCAGAAGCGACTTCAGCTTCTTGGCTCCCTCGTCGTCCTCGACCTTCAAGGTCAAGCGCTCGACTTCGGTGAGCGCGAACGAAGCGAGATCGAGCAACATCGCCTGATTCTCGTCCTCGCTCTGTACGCGCTGCGGGACTCGTGCGCCCTCCTTGTCGACGAAGACTTCCTTGCCGTAGCGCTTGCGGATTTCGCGGCCCTTCTCCGGGGTGATGCGCCGCACGCGCACCCTGAACGGCCCGAACTCGACCCACTCGCCGGGATCGTTCTCCCCTTTGCCGAAGAAGCTGATTGACATTTGGCGACCTCCAGATTGAAGCGGGGCCACGCGCCCCGCGCACGGTTACGGCGTCACGTAGTCGTCGATATCCGCGACCTCGTTGTGGATGTAGATGCGCGGCATCACGGCGTCGGTGTCGACGGCCGTCGCGGCGCTATGCGCGCGCCAGTTCATGGTCAGCGGCACGCGCCCGCGCGTGCTCACGGCCGGCCAGCCGGGATCCGTGAACTGCGCGGCCGGGATCCAGATGACGATCATGTAGTTCTTCGTCGGCGTCGAGCCGGGGATCACGATGCCGCTGTCGATCGTGAAGAGGATCGTCTGCGAGTCCTTCGACAGGTACTCGCGCACGAGTTCCTGGTTGTCAGTGTTGTAGATTGGGAACTCCAGAACGCCCGTGATCTCGACCGTGTCCGTGGCCGGCTCGGACGAGTAGTCGCCGTCGCACGTGGTCACGGCCGGGTCGCCCTGCCGCTGGAAGTCGATCGTGAAGCCCGACGCGCAGTACGGCGTTATCGGCGGGTTCGTCGGCGCGTCGTCGATCTTGATCGTGGTCATGCCGAAGCGCGCGAGGATGCGCGCGTAGCTCGGCAGTACCGACGTGAAGGTGTCGTTCGTGCGGCCCGGGTCCTCGATGAAGACGCGGCGGCCGATGCCGCGCACGTCGAGCTTGGTAAACGCGCCAGGAGCACCAGTGATCGTCAGCCCCATCGGCTTGAAGCTGTCGTACTCGTGGACGCTCACCTGCTTGTCGATCACGAGCGTTCCGAACTTGCCCTGATTGCTCAGGGCGAAGTCGGCCTTGTGCTGGAAGTGCGTGATGCCGGGGTTCGTGGTGACGAACGTGCCGAACACGTCGCGGATCCAGCGTTCGTTGCCCTGGAAGCGTAGGTCGATGCCAGAGACGGATCCTTCGACCGTCACCTGCCCGACGCTGCTCGCGCCCGCCAGCGCATCGCCCGTAATCTGATCCGACTCGATCAGCTCTACGTTGGGGATGACGTCTTCGGTCGCGTACTCGAACTGGTCGCCGGTCGTGGGCGACAGTGCCACGGCCAAGCCCCAAGTTACGGCCTTCTTGTACCCGGCCTTCGCCGCGTACCCCTGAAGCTCAGCCATGACTCATGCTCCTCCCCGGGGGCTTTACCCCGGCGCGCCGCTTTGCCACGTTCGCCGCGCGGAACCGCGCCGTCGCTTCTGCGAGCGGATCAGGCGGCTGCGGCTCCACGTTCAAAAATGCCTCTAGCTCAGCGACCCTGTTTTCCAGTCGAGCCACGCGCTCGTGATCAACAACTTCTTCACTCACGGCGAATCCGCGAGGTCAGTATACCTAAACGCTACCTGCACCTGCACAACGGCGAACCCGTCGACTTCGATGTCCATGTTTCGATTCGCGATGAAGGTCGGCACGTTCACAACGAGGTTCTTCCCGTTGACAGCGCCCTTGATGTCCTCGACGAGCAGCAGCTTCTCCTTCGCCGTCGGCTCGTACCCTGGCGTCTTCAAGTCTTCAGGAACCACGTGCTGCGCGATCCCGGTCACGATCACGTCGCCCTCGTAGAGCATCCGGCAGCTGGTGTCCTCGGTGATTACGACGTCGCCCGGCTGCACGAGCATGATCCTGGCCTTGCCGTTCGGCTTCGCTTCAGGCATGTACTTCGTCTGCATGCCGTCGATGATCTCGACGAATTCCGGCACGCGGCCGACCGTGGTGATCGCGGCGAGCGCCGCCTTGATCGCTTCGAGCAGGTCCCATTCGATCGACGCGCTCACAGGTTCACCCGCGCCACGCCGCGCAGCGTCGCCATCGCTAGCCGCCGAATCTCCTTGCGCACTTCGTCTTCGATGTCGACGTCAGGATCGAGGAGCGCGGGCGTCAAGTACGGGCGCGCGAAGATGCGCACGCGGCGCATCCGACCAGCGTTGCCCCCGAACTCGTGCACCCCGGCATAGCGCACCTGCGAGTTGCCCGCTCTGAGGCCGCCGATGATTGCCCGCCGTTCGATGCGGATCTCTGTGATCTTCACGGTGCGCGCGAGGTTGCCCTTCCTGATGCCGAGTGGGCCGGGAGGCGGGTTCGGCGGGTCGATGCGAGGCCCACGGCTGTCCTTGCGCTGCATGTAGCGCGTCTTCGACAGCGCTTCTGCCTTGCGCAGCCCGCGCCTGAGCCCGCGTACGATCGCCACAGGCAGCCCTTCGCGGTAATTGCGCAGCGCAGCTGCCGCCGCCTGTGCCGTCACCATCACGAGCACCCAGGCGCTTGGTACGGCAACGTGAGCGCGAGATCGACGACGATGCCGGCCACGATCACCGTCCCGGCCGCCAGCTTGAAGCCGACGGCTACCTTGCCGGCCTTAACCACAACGTCGCCCACAGGCACGCCAGCGATCGAGTAGGTGCCATTTACGGCTGTGGTCGCCGTAAGGCCGCTCGGGCAGGCGAGCACGGTCGCGCCAGAGACAGGAGCCGCGATCGAGTCAACCACAGTCCCGGTGATGGTGCCGACAGCGTTCGTGCGGGCGATCTCGCGCGCCGTGCGCGACAGGTTGCCGGCTGCGAGGATGTACCGGCGGTCCTCGTCGTTCACGAGGCGGTTGTCGAACTTCGTCGCGTACGTGAGCCCTTGCGCAACCTCCGACGTCAGGCCCTGGCTCTTGCGCTCCTCTTCGCGATACCAGCGCGCGAGGATGTTGCCGGCGACCCGCTTCAACTCGCCGGGTACTGCTGCCGTGTTCACGTAGCCGCCACGGTACGTCACGACGGCCGAATGAGGGATGGCGGGGAACGCGATGCCGTAGCGCGAGAAGTAGTCTTCCGGGAAGTCGATCCAATTCGGGTTGCCCTCGAACATCGAAGGCGGCTTGCGATTGGCGCGCGGGTTGGCGCTCGACGCCTTCAGCAGGATCTGCCCGCCCACAGCGTCGACGTGATAGGTGGTGTCGAGGAGCGCCGTTGTGCCAGGGTCGCCGATCACGACTGCGACTGTTCCGATGATCGGGCGGCGGCGCAGCTGAAGGAAGCCTTGCGGGACGGCGAGGTCGTGGATCTCGGCGAGCGCTGTCGTCGAGCGCTCGACGAACTGCGTCTCGGCAATGTCCTCGATAAGCTCGGTGGCCCACTGCGCGCGAAGGTTGAGGTCCGCGATCACGCTGGCGTCCACGCTCTGGAGACGAACGATGCGCTTGGCCTCGTCCTCGCTAAGCAGGGAGTGGATCGCGGCTGCCATGATGGCGTCTCAAGCACTCGCGCGCGCGCATATTCCCGCGCGCGCGAGCGCTCGTCACCGCGCGGTTAGACGCGGTCCTTGATTCGGCCTTGCAGCAACAGCTGTGCCGTGGTCGTCACGCCGACGCCCGGGTCGATCAGCGTGAAGACAGCGATGGCACTCACGTACTTCTTCGTGAACGCCTGCCGGTTCTTCACGGCCACGCCAACCGAGCCCACCGTGCCCGTGCCGAGGTCGACGACGACCGGGGCTCCGACCGCCGTCCACGTCGCCGAAACGTCCAACGTCGGCGCCGCGCTCTCGTAGAACTGGATCGACACCGACTTGGCGCCGGCCACGTTGTTGTAGAGCGTAGCGATTGCGACGATGTCCTCGTACCTTGAAGCGTCGATCGAGAAGGAGCCGTCGGCGCCTTCGATCGTTGCCGCCACGTCGTTGTCGGCGGGCCGCACGGACCCGACGAAAACGAAATCGCTTTCGGTGAATGCGCGCATTGAGCTTTTCTCCTCTTCCCTCTTCTTTCGAGAATCGCGGCGGGGGCGTTCAACCCCCGCCGCTCATGAACTCAGAGCGCTTCGGTTACACGCCCCACTTGACGGTGTTCAGAGCCGCGAAGGACTCCTCGCGCCGTACGATGAAGTCGTGCCGCGCGATGCCGCGCAGCACCGTCAAGTCGTTGGCGAAAGCCGACGTCAGCGACGAGCCGTTCCAGAACGATGCCTCGGTGGACGAGTCCAGCTGGAGGTCGCTCGACTCCGCGATGATCGCGTCGTCGAAGTTGCCGAAGAAGATCACCGAGTCGTTCGTGCTCGGGTAGCCCGTCGACGGGACGTTGTTCGTCGAGATGAACGGGTAGCCGAGCAGCGTGCCGCGCCGCATCTCGTCGAGGAAATAGAAGTTCCCCACCGAGTCGCGCACCTGCATGAGGAAGTACTTCGTGCGCGGCGCGAAGATCCACCCCGGCTTGATGAAGGGGATGTTCCCTTCCTCCAGCCGGCGCGGCAGCTTGAAGAGGTCCGCGATGACCAGCGTCAGGTCGGACCCGTCAGCCGAGCCCGCTGCGAACTTGTTCGCCGCCGGGATCCAGTTGTACAGGCCCTTGGGGCTGACCGGCGTTCCGACGCCGAACAGGAACTCGCGGTCCTCGGCCCCGGCGAAGCTCGCCACCATGTCGTCGCGGACGATGGTGTCGGTCTTCGGGTCGGAGAAGAGGAGCAGGTCGTTCGAGATCGGCACCGTGGCACGCAGCTTCTTCCACGTCGCCGTGATGACGCCGAAGGAAGGCTGCTGCGCGGTGTCGGGCAGGTTCTCCCCGATGTACGTCGCGGTGATCCCCGTGACCAGCCGGGGGATCGTGAGTGAGCCGTTCGGCATGGGCATCGTCCGCGCGCCCATCGCCCGAACGGCAACCCGGTTGTACAGCAACTCGATCAGGTCGTTGCTGTAGCCCGGCGGGATGGTGAAGCCGCCCGCGCTGTTCGGCGCGGTGGTGAGCGCCTTGATGACGGCTTCCGGCATCTTCCACTCGACGGCGATCTTCGCCGCGCGAGTGATGTCGCCACGCGCCGCTCCCCAGGCACGCGCGATCTGAGCCGCCATCAGGCCCTTGTGCTTCGGGTCGTCGCTCACGCCCTTGTCGGCACGTGCGCCAGCGAGCGTCAGTTCGAAGGCCTTGCGCTCCTCTTGCGCCTTCTTCTCCTGCTCCGTGCGGAACTCGGAGAAGGCCTCCATCACGGAGCCCTTGGCGGTCTCCTTGATGAAGTCCTCCAGCTTCTGCTTGGTCGTGAGTTCCATAATCTAGCCTCTTCGCCTCCCTCAGTCGGGCAGACGGCCGTCGAACGCTGCCGTTCTCGCCTGCGTCATGCCATCGCGCACCGCCGCACGGATGCCGTCCTTCAGGTCGGCCTTCGTCGTGTTCAGTTCGGCGCGCAGCAGCTTGTCCATCTCGTCCTCGTCGGGGTTCTCGTCGTCGTCCTCCTTCGGCTTCTTCGGCGGCTTGTCGATGCGATACGCGCTGCCGAGCGCCTGCCAGTCCTCGTCCGTCATGCCCTTGCCGTTGCCGTCGCCACCGTTGCGATCCGGGGTCGTGCTGTCGCCGTCGACGAACGCGACCTCTTCAGGCGCCTGCGGCAGCGACGTGATGATCTCGCCGAGCGAAGCGAGTGCAGCGCGGAGCCGCGCCTCGTTCTTTCCGCTCAGCACGCGGCCGACCTTTTCGAGTAGTTCCGAAACGCCCATCCGCTGCGGCGGCCCCTGCGGCTGGCCCTGCTGAAGAGGCTGCTGCTGTTGCGGCTGCTGTTGCTGCGGCTGGCCTCCTTCCATGACGACCTGCGCGAAGGCTTCGAGAGCCTGCTTCAGCGCGTTCGCCTTCTGCTGCGGATCCTGCTGCTGGATCGCCGCCTTCACGTCGTCCCACAGCTTCTTGTAGGCGGCGTCGATCGCCGGGTTGCCAGAGCCGGCGTCCTGCTGGCCTTGCTGCGGGGGCGGCTGCTGCTGTGCGCCCTGTTGCGGTGGCGGCTGCTGGGGCGGATCGCCGGCCTTCGTGCCGAACACTTCGTCCGCGAACGTCGTCCACGAGTCGGCCGACTTCGCCGCCTCGAAGCGTGACGCGAAGTCGCTCGCGGCCTGCGTGCGAAGCTCACGCTTCTCGCCGTCCTTGGCGAAGCGCTCGATCGACGCCAGCGCGATCTGGAGCGCGTCCTGCAATAGCCACATGTCGGAGTTCTTGTCGTTCTCCTTCTTGTAGGCGTCGAGGACTTCGCCGATGCTCACGACGCCCGTGACCTTGCGCCCGCCCGGGCCGTAGAGCTCGGCCTGCTCCCTCGCTGACAGGCCGCCCTTGAGGTCGATGCGGAACTCCGGGTGCACGTAGCCCTTGAGGTCGGCGCAGAACGCCGACACGTCGTCGAGCACGTCGCCGAGCGGCGATGCGTTGCACTTCATGTCGAAGTGCTTGGCGTCGCCGAACACGTCCGCGAACTCGGCCGGCACCTCGGCGAAGAAGCCCTTGAGAAAGTCGACGAGCGAGTAGCCCGGCTTCAGCAGGAAGCTCTTGATGCCCTTCGAGCGCAGCGCTGCCGCGCACTTCGGGCACGCTGCCTCCAGCATCTCTGGCGTGATGACCGGCTGTGTCGACAGCCAGCCCTTGACCAACGCCTGCACCTGCTCGGGGCTGCGCTTGTTGGCTTCGATCGCTGCGAGGTGAGCTTGCGCTTCTTCGATCGTATCGTGGCAACCGAGCTTCTTGCCGTCGCGCGAGAACACGCACTGCTTGCCTTCGTGCTCGCGGATGTACTTGCCCACGAGGCCAGCCGCCCCGGCCGTGGCGTGGTCCCCCGAGCCCGTGGTCGCCCCCGAGTGCGGGAGCACGGCCGGGACAGCCTCGGCCCACGCCTTCGTGACCACATCGTCGCTGTGCGAGGTCAGGAAGTCGTTTGCCCACTTGCGAACGGGACCAAGGTCGATCCCGGACTTCTCGGCTTCGCGCAGCGCCTCGCGATGCGACGGCACGGGGAGGATGCTCCACTCGTACAGTTCTTGCTTCTTGTAGTGGTAGCCCTTGCCCTCGCGCGGCTCGCGGTCGATGCCGTTGAAGCCCACGGAGGCAGCGTTGACGAAACCGCCCTTCACGAGTTCGTAGACCGTGTCCGCGAACGCGTGCACGCCCTTCTTCGGGAACACAGCGACGGCCTTGAGCTTGCCGTCCACGACGTCGATCTCCTCGCTCTTGGCGATCGGGAGGATCGACGTGTCGTGATGCCAGAGGATGATGGGATTCTTGCGGTACGGCGCGAGGTCCCAACCCTTCGGCGAGATCGTGTCCCCGTCGCGATCGACGGCTTCGGTCGAGAGAACGAAGGCGATGCGTCGAGCAGCGTCGTCTTTGACCGTCGTCTCCAGCGATGCGTCCTTGACAACCTTCATCACGCTGCTCCTCGCGGGATTAGGCCACGCGGGTCCCCGCTAAGTCAATAGTTTCGCGGCAGCATAGGGCTTACTGGATGAACTCCGGTGTCGCGTCCTCTCCCGCCATCAGGTCACCTGGGTCGAGTCCGAACTCTTCTAGGAAGCCGTCGACCTCGTCCGCAGCGATCTCGACGTCGCCGTCGGGGATCGTGATGCAGCGGCAGTTGACGATCTCGCCAGCTTCCTCGCACTCCGGGTCGGCCGGGTAGCGCAGCACGTAGCTTTCGCCAGCCAGGGATGCCCAATTGAAGCCCACGGGCTTCGCGTCGGCCTCGCCGTAGATCACGTGGTTCGGGCGCACGCGTTCGTCGAGCGCCGTCACCCACAGCCACGTCTCGATCACCTGATGAGCGACGTACTCGCGCGCGCTCTGCAACCCGACCTGCGTCTCTGTGATCGCGATCGTCTCGGTGCGCGGTCCGAGCACGTCGGCCCACTCCTGTGAGATCAGGTCGACGATCTCGGCCGCGTCGAGCTTGTCCTCGACCGCTTCGCGTAGCACCTGCTCGACGGCGTTGTAGGTCGTGTCGACGGTATCGGCGAGGCGCTCGGCCAGCGTGCGGCTCATGCGCACGGCGAACGGGGCGCGCGCCTTCAACTCGGCCGCGAGCCCTGCGCGGCTTTCGACCTCGCGGCGCACGGTCGGCGAGAGGACGAGCATGCTGTGCCCGCCAGCTTGAAGCGCGACGCGGTAGAACGGCTCCATGTCGCGCACGACGCGCGCGCGCCACTCCTTGCGGTCGAACGGCTTCGCTCCTGGCTCGCGCGTGCTGTCCTTGCGCATCGCCTTCATCAGCGAGCGGTACTTCTCGGCGAACAGCTTCTCAAGGGGCGCGTTGTATAGGCGCATGTGACGCGCCCAAATTGCCGACGCGCGCCGGCTGTTAGGCACTGAACTCTTTCACCCCGAGCATCATGTCGAGCATCGCGTCGTCTCGATCGGCCCACGTACCGAAGGCCGCGTCCCATCCCGACGTCGGCTGCCCGCGCAGATGCGCGAGCGTGCGACGCAGGTACTCCGTTTGCTTGTCCTCGCACACCGGGATCGGCGCGTCCTTGTTGACGGCCGCCATGTCGAGCGAGTAGCCCGACACCTTCGCCCATCGCGCGATAGCCATCGCCTCGTCAGGCGTCAGCTTGCGCGACACCAGTGAGCGCCGCTGCTGATTGCCGGCGGGTGCAGGAAGCGTTGTGCCCGGTCGGCCGGGCGGCAGCGTCGGCTGATTACCGCCACCGACGCCGGGGATGTTGAGGCTGAGCTTCGACGCGCCCGGCACGTTGATCCCACCGCCGAACAGCGCCGCTAGACCATTCATCAGGCCCTGTGCGGGCGAGGCCGCCATGCTGGCAAGCTCGGTCAGCGAGCGCACTGCCGACATGCCTGCAGGCACCAAGTAAAGCTCGCCCTCCTCCGGACTCACGGGCGGCAGGCCAGCGACGCGGCGCCAGTCCTTGACCTTCACCGAGCCCGGCATCGCCGTCGCCGCCGTGAGCGTGAAGTTCTTGTCCTCCTGAATCGGCGACACGTAGTCGAGGTGGGCGCGCGGGTCGTACTCCGGGACGAGCGTGCGCTGGAAGAACTCGCGCCAGAGTTCGGCCTTCGGCACGATCACGTTCTTGTTGTAGAGGTAGTCGGCCGCGTCGATCGTCGCGCGGTTCGACTGATCGAGGATGCCGAGGATCTCGGGAGGAATCCCCTGGACCTGCCGCACCATGTCGCGCAGGTACTCGCGAAGTTCGAGCACCTGCAAGTGCTGGAAGTCGTACCCCATCTGCACGGCCTTCGGCTCGACGTTGACGAAGTGAGTCTTCATCGCGTTCGACACGCCGACGAGGTTCGCGTTCCAGTCGTTCTTGAATCGGTCCAGCTGCGTCTGGTCAGAGTTGGGGAGGCCGATCAGTAGGTCGGGCCGGCCGCGATTGTAGAAGCTCCAAGAGATCAGCCGCGCCGCGTTCTCGTCGGCGTCGAACTCGTCGTTGAGCGACTGCACGTCGCCCATCCCGCGCGCGTACGGGTTGACGATGTTGGCGTTCTTGTGCCACAGGATCTCGGTGATCGGAATCTGCTTCAGCCGCAGCGAGCCGAACTCAAGGTCAAACGTCGGATCGTCGGGCGTGGGCGTGCGCGAGATCCACGTCGGCGGGATCGGCCAGAGCGCCATCGGTAGCGACGTGCCGAGGAACGAACTCTTCACCCACGAGCCGTCGCGCGGCCCGCGGTCGATGATGAAGAACGCCTCGCCCATGATCTCCCAATGTGCCCACGCGACGAGCATCCCTTGCCGGCCAGGGAGCGCGGGGCACATGTCGGAGAGCAGCGTCAGGAGCGGGTGCTCGAAGATCGCCTCGGCCGCGCCGTCGTCGCGCAGTGCGTCGATCGCCTTCGCGCGGTACGTCGAGATGCCGTACTGGATGTCCTTGCGCCGCGTCGTGCGCTTCGTCGTCGGGTTCATCGTGCGCGTGATGCCCCACTGAAGCGTCGAGCCAGAGTAAGCAATGCGGCTCACTGTCGCGCGCAGCCAAGGGACCGTGTTGTAGGCCTGAAGCCACGCGTCGTTTCCGCGCTGCTTGCCCCAACTTTGCGAGACGGACGACGCGCCGCCGAAGACGGCCTGCCTCACGTTGCCAGAGAACACAGCGGAGGCGGCGGCCTTCAGTCGAGAAAAGACGCTCATGCTCGCCCCCTCATGCAGAGGCCCACGCCAGCCGGAACTTTTTCAATGCCGCGCGCCGAGAGAGCGCGCCGGCGCACATGGTATCAGGAAGGTGCCCGGCGCCGTACACATCATCCTGCGACGCGTAGCGGTGTTCGTTGTAAGCAAGCTCGATGAAAGGCCACACCATGTCGCCCTTCTCGACGTCGTTGATGTACTCCGTCACCGTGTCCTTGCGCTCGACGCCGACGAGGATCACAGCGTCGGGGCGCGGGTCGAGGGTGATGTAGCCGTCCACGACGTCACCGATGCCAGTGCCGTCGTGGTTCGCCTCGCCACCGTAGCGCCGCACGCGCTCCTCGAAGCGACCGACCATGTGAGGCCACGAGGTGCGCTTCATCGCCTCGAACGCCACGACGCGACGCGGCCTGACGTCCTCGCGCCGCGTGACGATCACGGTGCGGTCGACTTTGCGCGCCCAATCGGCGCCGTGCGAATAGCTCGCGCCGGGCACTGGCGCCTCGACCTCGATGTACTCGCCATCGCGGCCGACGAAGCTGCCCATCTCGCGGCGGAACATCGCCTCGACGGCTGCCGGCGCGATCGCGCGGCTCTCAGGGTTGGGCTCCTGGCCTTCGAACTCCGTGTTCCACATCGCCAGCGGAATCGACGAACGCTTCTGCTCGACGTCGAGGGCGTTGAGCCAGCCATGAGGCGTCATGGTTTCGCGATAGCAGTACTCGTACAGCTTCCAGCCCATGTTCTGCCGGCGAAGGCACTCGGTCATTGTGCCGTCGGCGTGCTGGTGCGTCGACGAGATCAGCGTCTGCGACGGGATCTCCCGCTTCGACATCGGCTGCCCGAGCGCTGAGTCGAGGAGCGTGAGCTTCATCTCGTCGGCTTCGTCGATGCGCAAGCGCTGAGGGTGAGGGCCGCGCACCGACGTCTCGCTCGCTTTGAGCGCCTGCACGTAGCCGCCCGTGCTCAACGTCTTGCGGTGCTGGTTCTCCTCGACGATCAGGTGACGCGGGGCGCTCTCGTGCTTCCACTGCTCGTCCATGTAAGCGAGCACGCGCCGCGACTGCTCCCCAGAGCCGCCGAGCACGTTCACTTCGGCGCCGAGCGTGACGGCCTCGACGTTGCCGAGGAGCGACATGTTGAAGCTCTTGCCGCCGAATGCGCGCGAGGCCTTGACGACCATTATGGGATGCAGTGCTAGATACGCATCGCGAAACACATCCCAGGGCGAGCAGTGGCCAGGGCACACGCGCGTGTAGGGGATCTTCACCCCGAACATGGCGTCAACGGTCGTCCACAGCTGCACCTCGTCTCGGATCACGCCGCGAGGGATCACGAGCCTCACGCCGCGCCACCGTTCCCGTTTGCCTTGCCGTTGCCACCGACCGCGAGCGCCGGCACGTCGATCGTCGTCTTCCCGTTCATACCGCCGCGCGTGCGGATGTAGTCGTTGAGCTTGGCGATGCGTTCGAGGTCGATCGGCTGCGAAGGAGTGAGGACGATCACGTCGCCGATGGTCGGCGCGAGCGGTGTCGGCTGCTCGTCGACCTCGACGCCGTTCAGCTTCCCGAGCAGCAGTTCGATCTGGCGGATCTCGCCGAGCAGCGACGGGCTCGTCTCGCCCGGCAGCGTGTCGACCTTCACTCGCTGGTGCGTGACCTTGCCGTCTGTGTCCTTCAGCATTTCCTGCTGCGTCTTCTTCTTCGATTCCTTCGCAAGCTCGACCTGCTCCCACGCTTCGCGCTTCAGCGATTCCAGGCGCTCGATCATCTCGCGCCTGTACGTGACGGCCGCCGCCTTCGTGTCGAGTTCGGCCTGCCGGCGGTAGTCACGCTCAAAGCGGCGAAGCGCGGCTGTCACGTATCCGGCCTCGACGCCGACGTCGCGCGCGATCTGGAAAGGCTTCAAGCCGCGCATGCGAAGCCGGCGAATGCGCTCGTCCATCGCCATGCGGGCGAGCTTGTCGCCCGGCGGTGGCAGCCCGCGCTGCTGGTCTACGAGCCTGAGATTAGGACGCTCGTCGCCGTCTCGGTCCGGGCCGTCCATACTTGCTCGCGCGCTCGCGCGCGTCCTCCAACTCTCGCCTTCCGCGCTGGGTAAGCTCGTAGTGTAGCAGGGGCTTCTTGTCGTCCAGCGTGAAGCGCAGGTCCGACATCACGAGTCCATCTGTGACGAGCGCGCGCAGCATCGCGCCCGCCTTCATCGAGACGCCGGCCCCGTACAGGACTCCCCTGCCGTGCGGGCCGCTGCTCGAAGGCCGCTGAAACGACGCCGGCCACCGCTCACAAGCGAAGCGCCTCGCGGTGATCGGCCCCTGCTCGGCCAGGACCTCCATCGCGAGGCGCTGCTCCTTGGTGAGCCGCTGCGTCTTCGCCGCCCACCCTTCAGGGCGAGCGGTTGCGGGTGAACGGTTGATGATCGGCCCCCTTCAGGACGTCTCGCTCGACTCTCGAAGCATCTCGCGCGTCCCGTGCTCTTCCCACGAGCTACGCAGGCTGTGAACCGCGACAGCGACGAGCCCGGCGAGGAAGCCTTTCCAGCCGGCCATCCCTGGCGTCGCCAGCATCGCGAGCAGCCACTGGAGCAGCAGGCCGAGCGCCGGCCCCATGATCCACACGAGCGCGCGCGGCATGTTCGGCTTCAGCTTGCGCACCGCGTCGACTGCGTACGGGAGCAGCGCGACAAACGCCATGTGGATGAACATCTGAAGGTCGGTCGGCGTTCCCGACCACGGCATCGGCAGCGGAGTTGGGGCGGGCTGCGGTTCTGGGAACGGCGTCGAGGTTGGCGTCGGCTCGACTGTTGCGATCGGAGTCGGCTCGGGCGGCGGCTGCGCGGGCGCGAACGCTGGCGCGACCGTCAGGAACGCCAAGGCTGCGAACGCCAGCCAGTAGCGCTTGAGCTTGCTTCGCATCGTCATGCGTCCTCCTCTGGTTACAGCTTGATGCCGAACGCGCGCGCCTGTGCAGGCGTCGCTTCGATGAGCTTCGGCTTGGCGATCTTCGTCTTCGCTGCTGCGTCGCGCTCGTCGATCTTCTTCTTCACGGCGAGCGCGGCTGCGTGAAGCATGGTCATCGCCTCTTCGAGGTCGTCGGGCACCTTCAAATGAAAGAGCCTCGTCTTGAGGTCGAGGCGAATCGTGACGACTGCCTCGCGAGCGGGGAGCTTCGGGGACTCCCCTGCCGCCTCGGCAAGAGCGCGGATCGCCGCGTTGGCGCGTGCTGCGCGACCCACGACTACTGTTCGCGCCACTTCAGGTAGTTGAAGCTCTCGCTGTAGTTCTGATTGAACTGCTTTCCCTGCTCCAAGTACGCCCCCTGCACGCCGCCTTCCCAAATCTGATCGCCCTGGATGCGGTACTTGTCGTTGCCGGTCCTCTTCCAGAGCCACGCCCACGCGGGGGCCAGCATCAGGTTGAGATCGGGCGATCCCGTCTTTGCGCGGATCCAGTTGAACGTCCCGGGGGCGGAACAGTTCTCGTACCAGAAGGCGCGCTTGACCGGGTCCCACGACTGCGCCCACGTGAAGTCGGCGAGCTTCTGCACGTTCGTCACGATGCGCGGATCGTTCGAGCGCTGCCAGATTTGCATCGCGACGTTCATGCTGATTCCCGCCATGAACGGTTGGTAGTAGTTCAGGCCGACGCACTCCTGCGCACCGTCGAAGCCGACCGGCGCGATTGCCTGTCCCGTCAACCACTGCACGAAGTGGCTATTGGTTCCGAACATCATCTGATCGAGCAGCACGTTCTTCCGCGCGTTCTGAGCGAAGCCGACAAGCTCCGAGTCGTCGTACGCGCGCGCGCAGTACGCTACCTCGCGGCTCAGCTGCGCGCTGGCCGTTGACGCGAGCGGAGTCGAGGACGGGCAGAAGGCGCCGTTCAGCGCAAGCAGGCTGACCGTGCTCTTCGACACCGGGTCGCCCGTGGCCTTCCAGTCAGCCACCATGCCGTTCGTGAAGATCCAGTATCCCGGCAGCTTGCCGCCGTTCGCGACCACGTACTGGTCTCGGTAGATCGCTTCGGAGCGATTCACGCACGCCTGCCACGTTGCCGTTGCTGAAGGGTTGTAGTCGCGAATCAGGGCGTAGACCTTTGGCGCGTCGTAGTACATGTAGATCAAGTACTCGTCGTTCGTGTGACCTGACGCCAGGATGTAGTCGCAGTTCTTCTTGCCCCACGTCTTCATGTTCGATTCCCACAGCGCCTTCGATGGGACTGCTGGCGCAGGCCCAGGTGTCGGAGTCGGCCCTGGCGTCGGCGTTGCTGTCGGGACCGGCGTCGGGACCGGCGTCGCCGTGGGCGTCGTGGTTGGTGCTGGAGTCGGCGTCGCTGTCGGCGGCGCGGTCGGAATCGGCGTGGGAGCGGTTGGGCACGCCGTCTCGATCCACGAAGGCACGCCGTTCACCAGCTGTAGCATGTAGCAAGGCGAAGCCGCGCTTGCTTCTGCTTGCCGCGAGCCGACGCTTTGATGCCCGTCGTCCTTGCTACATCCACTGCTCGCGATCAGCACTGCGAGGACGGCCACGCTCAGCGTTCGCATGCGACCTCCTTGTCGTGGCTTTATGAGCACGTAGGCGCCGGGAGCTTCCGCATTGCCACGTAGTCGAAGCTCCAAGTGTAATTCTGATTGAAGTGCTTGCCGTCGTAACCCAAGAAGGTGTTTCCGAGCCTGACTCCCTCATCGAAGAGGATGTCAGCCTTGTCGCGGTAGGTCGTGTCTCCGCACGAGGAACCATTTCGGTACAGCCATATGTACAGCTTCACGAACAGCAGGTTTAGATCGACCGCTGCTGTCGGGAGGCTCGGGCCGCCGCCCACCGTCGCAGGCCATGGCTCAGCGACCGTGTCTTTGCAGTTCTGGTACCAGAAGGTTTTCTTGTCTGGCATGTATGCGTTCGCCCAGATCCAATCAGCGGTCCACCTGATGCTCTCGTGGATGGCAGGGTCTGGGTTCACCTCTTCGTAGTACTGAATCAGGGTGTAGGCCGAGATCGCTTGCATGAATGGGGAGACGTAGTAGCGATTGGCGCAGATGCCGGGTGCCTCCGAGTCGACATCGAACGTCGCAGCCGTGGTGCGAGTCCCGATCCTGCCAGGAAGGTGGTAGGTCACGATGTTCCCGACCATCAGGTCGCGCTTCGCGTCTTGAGAAACCCCACCTTCAGCCACGTAGTTGAGGACCGAGCGCGTACAGTAAGCGATCTCCCTCTGCCTCTTTGGGCTGACGCTCACGTAGTCGCTGAAGCCGCAGTACGCCGCACCGTTGCCGATCGAGTCGATCAGTCGGTAGCCGGCCATGTAGGCGTTCGCCTTCTTGCTGTCGGCCTCGGCCGTCCTGGCGAAGTGGATCCGAAATCCGGTGGTGAAGTGGTTGTACCCCGGGACGGCTCCGTTATTGGTGAGCACATAGCTTCGATAGACGCTGTTCGCGGTGTTGCTGCACGTGCTCCACGCCGAGACGTCGCCGTCGCCAGCCGCGAGCCGGTAGGCCCTGATCCTCTCCATCGATTCGAGGCCGTCGTAGTACGTCCCGAAGTTCACGCCTTGCGCCACGAAGTTGTTGCAGGTGACGGCGCCGTAGGTGGTCATGTTGGATTCCCAGGTCGCGAGCCTAGGGATGGGCGGCTCGGCAGAGCTTGCCGAACTCGTCAGGGATGACGTGACGCTCTCACCGATGACGATTCCCTGGGTTGGCACCTGCCCTAAGACCCCGTTGGCAGTCGTCTGCCTCTGGATCGCGAAGTACTGGAATCCGTAGTTCATCGATGGCGAGATCGTGCACCCGGTTGAGCAGCTGGTGTTCTGAAGCTCCGATCCAAGCGCTGGCGTCGACCCGAACAGCACTTTCGCGCGCGTCGACGTCGTGAACGTGGCCGGGGCGGACAGCTGGATCGGCACGGCTGTCGTCGACCCGCCGGGCGAGGCCAAGGTCGAGACCCACTGATCGTTGATGATCTCGAAAGGAGTGCCGCAGTTGATCGTCAGCTTGTAGTTCGTCGAGGCGGAGAGACCGCCCACCAACTCGGTCCGCGTTGGTAGGCCGCCACCAGAGAGCGACGTCACCGTCGCGACGGTCCCGCCCGCCACGTCCTTGAGCGTCAGCACGCAGTCTGTGGCGTCAGGCATGCCGGCGATCGACCACTCGACTCGAATCGCGTTGTGCACGGCTGTGTAGGTCGCCACGACGGGCTGAGCGGTCACGTCCACCGCAGCTAGCCCGAGCAGCAGCAGCAGCAGTGCGAGCCGTCGACGATCGTTCATCGCGCGAGACCCGTCACCCAAAAGCGTGCCCAGTCGAGGTTGAAGTTTCGCGCGCCAGAGACTTGATCCTGCACAGCTACATACGGAAACATCACGGCCGCAGGCAACTCGGAGGCCGTCTCGTCGCAGTCTGACGCACACCACGTCCTCGGCGTCTCTCCATTGACCGCACAATAGAACGTCGAGATCCCGCCGACGCCGTTGTTCCTGTGCCAGATCGCGATGCGGTCGTAGCTCGCAGCCGAAGGAGTCTGCGTGCTGACGGTGGTCTTCTGGTTCGTGTCGTCGCCCGCGCTCTGGCATCCCGTCGTCGCTGAGTCGCACATCGAGCACTGCCAGGTAGCGTGCCCGACGGCGGTGTTATAGACCGCGTGGACCGCTCCCGCCGTAGACAGCGGGCTGGCCCCGCTCATCAGACCGACCCACATGCCGACAGTCGTAACTGCGGTCACGGATTGCAGCTCGAACTCGAAGCCCCAGTCCTTGCCTGCGAAGTCAGCAGACGACAGCGACATTCGAGAGCCTGTGAATACGCCGCCATCGTTGAGCGTGCTCTCTTGAAGATTCAGAACCCCTGGGTGGTTGTCGGTGGACGTGCCGCTCGAAACCGTGGTGATGCCACCTCCAATGACCCCGAGAGACCAGCCCATCTCGCCGATGTTCGGCGTCGTGATGCTGCCGGTCAGGAAGTCGTCGATGTGGAGGATCCCGCCGCGCCCGCGATTGATCGGCACCCACTGGTCAGGCGCCTCGCACACGTTCAACGTCGTGGTGAGGGTGTTCATGTAGGTGTCGCCGACTTGGTAGGCGTCGCCGGTGTTGCCGCAGTCGCCCGGGGGCGCGCCGGCACCAGAGCCCTTGCGCCCTACGCTCGCGTCGACAGAGCACGTGGGGTTCCCCGCGACGCCGTTGCCGTTCACGCAACTCTGCCCGTCGCCCGCTGTGATCGTGCGCGCCACCACCGTCCCGGTACCAGTACGCGCCAGGACGCCGTTGCCGCCGCCTGGATCGTTGATCTTGCTATCCAGCGCGGCCTGCAGATCGGCCTGGGTCGGCAGCGAGCCGGTGATCCCGCCCCAGGCTCCTCCACCCACGCTGCTTGCGGCGAGCCACGCACCGCTCTCGCAGATCCACAGCGTGTTGTCCGTCGTGTTCCACCAGAGTCGATAGTTTGAGCAGCCGCCAGTCGGGTCGATCGGTGAGTACGTCACCGTCGCGTTGCCGGTCTTCAATGGCTGCGCGCTCGCGAGCGCCGGCACGAAGAGCGCGACAAGAAGGATAGCCTGTGCTGCCAGTCGCTTCACGATTTGCCTCCTACGAGATCGTCCACGTCCCGTTCTTCCACATCACGATCCACGCCGAAGTGCTGCCGCCGGCCACCGCGCAGAGACGCATCGCCGAGCCGACCGTGTTGCTCGTGATCTGGGTGCTGCCCGTAGCAGCCACGTCGCGAAACGTCTCGCCGGCCCCCGGGGTGATCGTCAAGCTCTGCGCTGCCAGGACCACGAAGTCATAGCAGGTTCCCGCGGCCGGGTTGTCGACCAGCGTCACCGTGCGCGTCGCCCCCTGACCGTTGTTGTGGTACAGCAGGCCACCGTCGGTTTGCGTCGCTGCCGTAGAGCTGGCTGTCAGCTGGAACGTCGGCTGTCCACCTATGACGTATCCGAAGCCCTGCGCACCATCTGTCGCGCGCAGCGTGTTGGTGTTCGCGCGGCGCCAGCCGGCATCGAGCGTGGATCCGATAGCCAGCGCGTTCGCGTCCCACCGTCCGACCGCTGTTCCCGAGACCGAGAAGCCGATGCCGCTGTTGCTGTAGAAGCCGGTGGTCAGCGCGCCAGCGAAGACGACGCCAGGGTTCGCAGCGGTGCCGTTCGGAATGATGATCCGGCCGGCGACTCCGCTGCCCACGGGCGTCCCGCCCACCAGCGTCACGTCGCCACCGTTGGCGTTGCCGTTCGTGGCGCGACCACCGACGATGTTGAGCGCGCCTCCCGCTACGTTGCTTCCAGTCGAGCCAGCTCCTGTTAATGAACTCGTTCCACCGGTCGGTGCATCCACGCCGCCCAGCACAACGCTCGCGTTGGCGCCACTGAATGTGGCGGCTGCGAAAAAGCTGTGCTGCGAAGTGCCTGTCGTTGCAGCAGGAGGCGCAATCCAGAGCGTCACATTCCCGCCCGCCCCGGTTCCGGTGCCTGTGCCACCTCTGAGCCACGTGTCGCCGCCAGCGCCGTCTGTCTGGCCTGTTGCGCGGTTGCTGCCCTGCAGGCTTGCAGTGCCCGGCGCGCCTACCGTGTTCATGCCACCGATAGTGATGGCGTTGTCGTACCGGAAGAAAGCCACGCTCTGATGGGCGTTCAGAGACGAGCCGGACGAGGCTCCTGGAGGAGAGACCACCAACTCGATGCTTCCCCCGACACCGGTCCCCGTGCTTCTTCCGGCGGCGAGCTGGATATTCCCACCGGTCGCATCTGTGCCGCTACCGTAGCGACCGGTTCCAACGAGATAGCCAGGCGCGAACGGGTCATAGGACCAGCCAGCATTCGTAGCAGTCGCGAACGCATAGCTTGACGCTGTCTTCGAACCATCCGGCGCGAGGATCTGATAACTCGTCGTGATGGTGGGCGTCGAAGCGCCGCTGATGACGATGGCGTTCTGGAGTGCGTTCTGTGTCGACCCGCTGCCGCCTGCTGGCGCGACCTTGAGCCTGATCGATCCTCCGCTGCCTGAACCTGTTCCAACACCGCCGTTCAGGCTTAGGTCCCCGCCGGCACTATTGCTGATGCCGGTAGCCCTGGATGGAGCGGAGTACGTCCCTGCGCCAGGCGTGCCTTCGACGTTGATCTGCCCGATCGACACTGCTCCGTCGGTTCCAGACAAGATGAAGGCGTTCTGAAGTGCCTGCGGCGTGCTCGACGACGTGGCCGAAGGGACGGCGATCTGCCCCCTGATCCAACCTGCTCGCCCAGTCCCGGTCCCAGCACCTGCCGTCAAGCTCAGGTCGCCGCCGACAGCGTTCAGGCCAGAAGCCGGGTCGCTGTTGAACCTGATGTAGGGATTCCCGGCGTTCAAGCTGAAGTTGATGCCGCACTCTGGGCAGTTGCTGAAGCTGTAGCTCGGGAGCGAGTCAGCGCCGTCCGGCGACAGGATTTTGGTGTTGAGCGTGAACGCACCGCTGGTGAACCCGTAGGTGCCTGTTCCCGCCGCGTCGGTCGCGTCGATGCGGCACGTCATGGTCGGCCCGCTCTCGTCGAAGCACTGGATGTTGCCGTTGTGGTTGACGTCCTCTGATCGCGTGGCGTTCAGCGAGAATTGCTCGACGCCGAGCGTGAGGCGTGCGCGCCCGAGGGAGTTCGGCGTCGAGTCGCGGTTCTGAATCACGAGCGAGCCGTCAACCGCCGTGCAGTACGTTCCCATCTCGGCGTTGCCGAGCGCGTAGTTCGGCGCGTCGGTCGTGCCGCACGTAGCGAGCAGCGGGAACGTGGGAACTCCGCTCCCACCTGCGCCTGTCGACACCCACGCGCCGTTGCCTTCGCAAACCCACAGCACGTTGCTCGTGGTGTTCCACCACAGCCGGTACTTCGAGCAGCCGCCGGAAGGATCGCTCGGGTAGTACGTGATGGTCGCGTTGCCAGTCTGCTGCGCCAGCGCTTGGCAGCCGATGAGCGCGAGAGCGATGGCGAGGAGGATCGAGGTGAACTTGCGCATCGCCGTCAATAGAGGCAGACGCCCGTCGCTGTCGAAGCCACCTTGAACCGTTTGAAGCGAATCGGCAGCGTTACGCCAGCCGGGACCGCCGTGAAGGTGATGCTCGTCCCCGTGCGCTGCATGTCGACCACGACGTCGCCCACCGTGCTCACGTACATGGCGCGGCAGGGAGGAGAGATCAAGGTCGTGTCGTTCTCGACGAGCGCGACGGCTTCGGCGTAGGGGGCGATGCTGCTGTTGGGCTCGTGGAGCTCGGGCTGCGCTTCGACGTCGTGGCGCAGCGCGTCGCCCATATCGAGGATCGCCAGGGCGCCGAGGAACAGGGCTGCACTCAGGAACAGCCTCTTCAACTTCATCACTCCTCCTTCGCCCCCAACGGAGGCGATCCTTTACCGCATCACCCGCCCTTTTCGATGTGGCAGGGGCAGGTACGCTGAGCGCCGAGGCTGTCGTGCACGAGGGCGAGGCAGCGGCCGTGAGGGCCGCTGTGGTCGGAGACCGGGTGCATGCACAGCTTGCAGCGCGCTACGGCCACGCGCTCACCAGACGTGCGCTTCGAGAGCCGTCAGTCGCGTCAGCAGACCGAGCTTGACGTTGATGGTGATGCTGCCGGCGACCTCGGCCGCCCGCAACCTCCGCTCCATCGGCTGGCGATCGCTGCGCGTCGTCGCCGACGTGATGCCCGCCGCGACCTCGATCGCGCGCATGCGCGCCGGCATCCCCTTGCCCTTGTTGCCTGTGATTGCCGCCATGATTCCCCCTACTCTTCCCGCAGACGGCGCACGCCAAGCACGCGCGACGAATCGAAGGAGGCGAGCGTGACGGCGTTGCCTTGATTCCCGCCGAGCAGCCAGATTCGTGGGCCAGGAGCACCGATCGTCGGCTCGTCTTCTTCGATGCTGGAGTAGAACCCGACATGCCCCGGCGCGTCAAGAACTTCCGGGCCCGGCTGCTGTCCCAAGCCGCGATTCAGGACCACGACGTCGAAGCCCGTGCGCGCGTAGTCGAGTTCGACGGCGCGCCCCATACCGAGCCAGGAGCGCGCGGCGAGGCTGTGCGAGCGCGGCAAACGTAGGAGCCAGCAGACGTAGTTGACGAACGCCGAGCACCACGGCGTCTCGTCGTCCTGTACGTCGGAGCGGTCGAGGCGCAGCATCGCCAAGACCTGAGCGTTCGACACGGGGCCGGCGACTTCCCGCAGGCCCGTGAAGCGCTCGGCGAGCCAGTAGGCTGAGACGTTCACGGCGCTTTCTGCTTCCGGCGCCGCTTGTTGAGCCTGCCGATCCAGGCGAGCACGCGAAGGCGCTCGCGCCTCAACGCCTCCGCGCGCGCGCGCCAGAAGGGAGTGTCGACGTGCTCGTGTCGCTTCACTTGAACCAGATCGCGGCCTGCGCTTCGCCGCGCAGATCCTTATTGCGATAGTCGTACGTGAGCGTCCCACCGTACGTGAAGACGCCTTCGGTCCAGCCGATCGCGCCGAGGAAGCCGGGGAGCTTGACGTCCTTCTTGCCGAACATGCCTGCCTTCACCTCGCCGCTCGCGTTCGCGTACAGGATGATCCCTGCCTTCGTGCCCGCTGGCGCGCTGGCGAGCACGCGGTCGATCTGAGCCTGGATGTTCTGGTCGGCGAACTTGCGGATCTCGCTGCCGTCGGTCGCCGTGCCCGCGACAACGTAGTCCCGAACGACAGCCGCCAACACCATCGCGTCAGCGGCACTCGATCTTCGGCGCTTCCCTCTTGTCGATCACGGCGTCGAAGTTCACGACCCACGGCTCCTTGCCTGCTTCGCACGTGGGCACCTGAACGGTCCCGCCCGACTCGGTGGGCGGCGGCTGATTGACGCACGCGCCAGTAGACTGCAACACGGCGCAGCCCTGACACGCGATGGCGAGCGCCTTGCCAGCGTTCGCCGGCATCGTCGCGCACGCGGTCGAGAGCAACAGCACGGCAACGGCGAGCATGCTTCTCTTCATCACGGCCTCCTTTTGTCTACGGTCGCGGACGAACGATCTGGCTCCAGATGTAGGCTCCGCATCCCAAGCCGAAGCCGACGGTGATGGCTGCCAGCAGCAGGTACAGGAAACCGATCGCTGTCGTGGGAATCATGGTTCCTCCTACGGCGTCATCTCAACGCTACCGCAGACCTTCGGCGCTGTCGACGTGCAAACGGTCGCCGTGCCGAGCACGCCTCGCGGCACCCAGTACTGATACGCGTTCTCGGCGCTCACGGCGCCAGGGCCGGTCCACTGCGGCACGCCGACGACCTGCGCCTCGCACGTCGGCCGCGCAGGGTCGCCCTCCATGCGCACAGGGCACTCGCCGCGCCCGTCCGTGAAGCCGATCGACGCGCAGTAGGATGCGCTGCGGACGATCGGCGTCGAGTCGACGACGGTCTTGTTAGGCCCCTTCGTGTGCTCCTTCACGTTGAACTTTGCAATCGGGATCGGGTCGGGGTTCGTGCAGGCGCCCTCGGCTGGCGGCTGCGGTGGCATGCCCTTCAGCCATCGCCAGTAGCTCTTGGGGTTGACCTCTGGATCGCTCGTGAAGCACCCCGTTCCGAAGGCGACGATGTGCCGCTCCTCGATTAGCCCGTCCTTGCGCGTGACGGCGAGCGCGTCGCCCCAGGGCCCGCTCGCGCAGAAGCCCTGCGCGCGTACCTGCTCGGCCACGGCCGCGATCGTTTCGAACTGCTTGCCGAACGCGGCTTCTGGATCGATCCACGTGTCGCTCGGCCCCATCTGCCCGCACGGGTTGCCGACGGTGCGCTTCGCGTTCTCGACCGCTTCCGTGATCTTCGTCTCGGCCGAGCGGTACGTGCGATCGTGCCATTCCCAATCGTCGGCCGGCTCGCTCGGCGGGGCAAAGCATGCGTTTGACCCGCCGCCGTTGAAGATGTCGCGGAACACGCTGAGGCGCTCCTCCCACTTCGCGTCCTTCGCGCCAGCGCGCCACGCGTGGTAGGCCTGACCGGCGTCGAGCGCCTTCTGGAAACGGAAGGCTTCCTCGGCCACTTCCTTTTCGGGGTTGTGCTCGTTGTTCATACACAGGCGCCCGTTGCAGGGTCCGGTCACTGGCGCGTTCGCGTGCGTGATCGAGTAGTCGGCTGCGATGCCGCTCTTGCTGCTCCCGGTCCCGATCAGGTGGACTTTCTTCGTCGCGCACTTCGTTTCCTCGTCGCGAACGATCGTCACGTACCACTGGTAGAGCGAGCCGCCCGCCGGAACCTCGTCCTCCTCGTTCCCCGTGGCGTAGATCACATTGTCCATGTCACACGACTCGGCGACCACCTTGCGGATCAGCCGCTCCTGCTGCGGCGAGCGCTCGCCGACGAAGGCCGCGTGGATCTCGCTCTGAGGCCACACGCACTCAACGCCGTCCTTCCACTCGCAGTGCTTGATGTACCACGTGTCATTGACGACGACCTCGACGTAGCGCTTCGGGTGCCCGTAGGGCGCCGCTCCCCAACCGCCAGCGTAGAACAGCGACTGCCTGAACGTCTCCCAAAACTTCGGGTTCCACTGGAGCGAGCCATCGCCGCGCGAAGGCGCTTCGGTGCCGTTCAGGTACGGGCCGCCGATCCCCCACCAGTCCGTCTCGCCGCACGTGTCGCCGTCGGCGCACCAGACGCCCCACGGCCCCATGCGCCAGTGGTAGAGGTTGCCACCGTACGCGCCGCACGCGTCGATGAATCCAGGGCTCACGCCCGGCCACAGCTGGTTCTGAACCTTGCCCCACGCATCGCAGCACGCGACGCAGCCGAACACGTTGAAGCGCGTGCCGGCCGGGTCGTTGAGCTTCACGTACTGGTTCTGGTGAATGCGCAGGAGTCCCGTGCCATCGCCGACCGCGACGCCGATCGCCGGGACCTCGCCCGGCTGCGGGGGAGGCTTCGGCACGCAGACGCCGTCCTGCATCACCTGCCCGTCAGGGCACGTCGGCGGGGGCGTCGAGCCGCAGCCAGGAGCGGGGCACTGCGCGGGGCCGCCCGCGACGTTCACGACGCCGCCTGGGACGTTCGGCGCCGGGCACGCGAAGAGCGGCTCGTTGCCGGGCGGCTGGTGCCAGCAGCACGTCGCCTGCCCTTCCTGGCACGCTGGCTGCGGGAACGGCGGTGGCTCAGGAGGTTTCGGCTTCGGGTTCACCGTGCACGCGCTCACCAACAGGATCGTCGGGAGCAGCAGCCACGCTCGCCGCATGAGCTTCCTCCTTCGCAAAGAGGGGATCTTCAACTTCGCCGAGCGTACCACGTGAGTCAAAGCCGTGGCCGAGCGGGCACTCTAAGTGCTTACCGACGAACGATTCGAGAAGCTCCTTCGTCGACTCCGGTCCGACCTGCACGCCGCACCGCGTGCAGATGACGCCAGCCTCACCCCCGCGAATCCAGTACGCCTGCGGGTGCTCCCAACCGTACGTGGCCCACCGCTCGTCGTAGCGCTTGCGGCTCTCCGGGTCCGTGAGGACGGGCGGGTCGAGCTTCTTCACTTGAACAGCGCCAGGACCTCGGCTCGCGCGGCAGGGCTCGTGCGATAGATGCCCCGCATGTCACTCGTGGTCATCGTGGCGGCCTTCCCGATCCCGCGCGCCTCCATGCACGCGTGCTGCGCGCGCACGACGACGGCGACGCCGCTCGGTGTGAGCACGCGCTCCAAGTCGCTCGCGATGTCGCGCGTCATGCGCTCCTGAATCTGGAAGCGTCGTGCGTGCGCCTCGACGAGCCGCGCCAGCTTCGACACCCCGACGACGACGCCGTTGATGGGCAAGTAGGCAACGTCGGCCGTGCCGTGAAAGGGGAGGAGGTGATGCTCGCACAGCGAGTGAAACGGGATGCCGGCGAGCGCGACGACTTCATCATAGCCGCCACCATCGAACTCGACCTTCAGAAGCTCGTCTGCCTTGATCGAGTACCCCGACGTCATCTCCTCGAACGCGCGCAGCACGCGCTCGGGCGTGCCGATCATGCCTGGAGGGAGGTGAGAAGGCCATGCCTCTGGCCTCGTCTGCTCGAACTCGGTGCCAGGCAGCCGGCTCAAGATCAGGCCCGCGAGGCCGAGCCTGATGCTGCTCCGATGGTCGATCATAGCGGCTCCCACCCGAACTTCTTGAGCGCCGTGATCGCGCACGCGATGCACGCTTCGTTCGGCGTCACGCTCGCCTTCGTGTGACACACGGGGCACTCGTACTTGCGCTCCTCCGGTATCGCGGCGGCGCGGGCGATGTGGGCCTGGATTACGCGGTCATTCAGCTGGCGCATCTCGTCGTTGGTCATTAGGAACGAAGGCTCCTTCGTCATCGCACCCCCCACAGCTTGTGCTGCTGAACGCTGAGCCGCCAGCGCGGGTTGTGCTGCACGAGTTTGACGCAGTAGTCGAGATCCTCGCGCAGCACGTGCCCGTCCGCTTGAAACGCTGGCGAGATGTAGTAGTAGTCGGCGCTCACGCTCGGGCGCGGGATGCCCATGCCTGCGCGGCGCACGTAGCGAAGCTCGTCCGCGTCCTTGAGCTTCAGCGCGTGCTCTGCCGTCTTCGGCGAGCACGAGATCCAGTCGATGCCCGGTGGGATCTCGCGCGTCCCGTTCGTCTCGACGCACAACTCACCGAAGCCGAACGCCTTGAAGCCTGCGAGCAGGATCTCGTCGAGTTGAAGAAGCGGCTCGCCGCCCGTGAAGATAACGCCGACGTCGTGCAAGGCTTGGCCTGCGGGCACGAGTTCGGCGCAGTGCTCGACGAGCACGTCGCCCTCGTAGTCGACGCCTGACGTGAACTCCGTGTCGCAGTCGAAGCCTTCGGGGCCGTCCTTCGTGCATTGCAGGTTGCAGCCGGCGAAGCGCACGAACACGTTGACGCTCCCCGCGCGCGCGCCCTCGCCTTGCAAGGAGAAGAACGTTTCGTTGATGCGGTAGCTCACAACGACGCCTCCGCGATCCCGTTCTCCGTCTCCCACACCGTGACCTTCGTCAGCTTGACCTTGGTGCCTTCAAGGGCCCTTGGCCCGATGTGCACGAGCACGAAGAGGGCGAGGTTCTCGGCCGTCGGGTTGCTCGGCAGCAAGTACAGCTTCTGCCCTTCGATCATGCGCACGGCGTCGATGGCTTTGTAGTCGTTCTGAAACAGCACTAGGCCGTGATCCCACAGGCGCTCGATCTCCGCACCGACACGCTCCTTGAGCACGCCGAAGTCGATCACGCGCCCAACGTTGTCGAGCGCTGGCGCCTCGCCCGTGAGGAAGAAGACGAAGTTGTGGCCGTGCAGGTGCCTGCACTTGCCTTCGTGGCCGAAGACACGGTGCCCGATGGCGAACTGCACGCGACGCGTCGCCGTGACCTTCATGGGGCCACGACGATGCTGACCGGCACGCTTGCTTCGCCGGCTCCCGCACTCCAGCGGTAGCCGAGGTCGAGAGCGGCGTTGAGGAGTGGGCCCACGGCCGAGGCGTCGCCGTAGGGCTTGAGCGTGGCGTTGAGCGCGCGCGGGCGCACGAGCCGCGAGAGCGCCTGCTTGTACCCGAGCAGCTTCAGGATGCCTGCGTTCTCGATCGACGAGTAGCCGTCGTAGCCGTATCGGCGTTGCGAGCCGGCTCTCAAGCACGCGGGCTGAAGGAGCGTCCAGTCGACGCGGAGCACGGCTCTCACTGTCTCCCGCATCTGCTGGCACGTGCGGCATTCGAAGCACATCACCTCAGAGCGGCACGGGTGCACGAGGTCGAGCGGCACGCCGAGGTCGAGGGCCATGCGCAGCACGTCGGCCTTCGACTTCATGCGCAGGAGCGGAGCGTGCAACCTGAGCCCGTGCTCCTCGAACACCGCGCGCATCGCAGCGACGTAAGCGATCGAGGAGTCGGCGTAGACGTCCTCGGGTTCGCTGCCGACGAAGACGTCGGTCATGCCGTCGAACAGCGCCTCTCGCAGCGCCAGCGAAAGGAAGATCGTGTTGCGCGCGGGGATCTGGCGATTCGGGTTTGCCGCGCCGTACCCCTGCACTGTGACTTCGCGCCGCACGAAGCGCCACGCGTCGGCGAGCGCGATCGAGACGCTGCGCTCGCGCTTGTTCGTCTGCCCGTAGTCAAAGAACAGCGCCGTCACGCGCATGTAGTCAGGATCGGCGAGCACGCTCGCGAGGACGGTCGTCGAGTCGAGGCCGCCGGAATAGAGGACGATGGCTCCCTTGTTCACGCTGGCACCTCCTTCGGTGCACGAATGCGCGCTAGGTCGCTGGCCCACCTGCCCTCCGACTCGCGCTCCATCTTCTGGTAGTGGCGAACCGTGACGATCATAGGCTCCTTGACGTCGCGAATCTTGAGCTCTCCCATGCCCGCCCACCAGCCGTATCGCTGCGCCGTGCGGCACCACGTCGACGAGTCGACGCTATCGAAGGGGTAGTCGCGCAGCACGTCGGGGCGCACGGCCGCGAAGCCGTGAACGCGCACGGGCCATGCAGCGGCGAAGCACTTGTCGAGGAACTGCCGCAGCCCCGCGCCCCCGCGTATGCGCGCGACGCCACCGATGGCGACCTTCGGGTAGTTCTGCGCGTACGTCTTGAGCACGTCGAAGGGCTCGCCGAGGTGGAAGCATGGGATGGCGTTGTACCCGCGCCGCTCCATCGTGCGCACGTTCGCGTAGGTCGCGCGCCAGTCGCCGATGACGTCGAGCGCGTAGATCTCGCTCGGCGGCCCGGCCGCGCACTTGACCAGCATGTCGATCCCTCGGCAGAAGTCGTCGACGGTGACGGGCGTGCCGCTGTGCTTGAACGAGTAGGCCCCGCTGTCGAGCACCCACTCCTGTGGGCGGTAGCCGCGTTCGAGCAGCTTGCGGAAGTCCTTCTCCCACGCGTACGACACGAGCAGACGCGCAGGGCCGCAGCGAGGGTCGAGGAGCGTCGGCATGCCAGCGCTCCCGTAGGCGAGGTAGATGAGCGCCATCAGGGCTCAGGGGGAGGAGTCGGGTCGGCGTCGTCGAGCGGGGCGCCAGCGATGAAGTCGGCGCAGATGAGTTCGAGGATCCTGCCTTCGGGCATGTCGACCTGCCCTTCGCGCGCGCGCACGCGCGACAGCGCCTCGTTGATGATGATCGCCTGCTCCAACGTGGCCCTGAACGTCACGATGCCCTTCGCCACGTCGGCCGCGTTCTCCTTGCCCGTGCCGCTGCCGTCGCGCGGTCTGAAGTCGGCCTTGAGCAGCGGGTCGATCTCGAACTGCTGGAAGCCTGTGAGCAGGTGAAACTCGACGGGAAGCTCCTTCAGCAGCGACGCCACCTCCTCGAAGTCCCACTCGCTGAGGTCGGTCGTCTTGTTGTCGGCGAGCGCGTACGCGATCGCGAGTTCGTCCGTCATGCCCTCGGGCACCTGCGCGACGGCGATCGCGTTCCAGCCAAGCTCCTTGATGGCGAGGTAGGTGCCGTTGCCGGCCAGGATGCGCCGGCCCTTCGCTACGATCGGCTTCAGCTGACCATGCTTGTCGATGCTCGCCTTGATCGCTGCCATGTTGACGGCAGGGTGTAGGCGAGCGTTGCGGGGATCGGGCTCGACGTCGGCGAGCGCGACGAGCAGCCCCATCAGGTCCTGTGAGCCACGCCAGTTGAGTTCGGTCGCCACGCTCGCTCCCTTCGCTGAAGGTGAGGCGCGCCCACGCCACGCGCCCCCGTTGCGGTGCTACTTCTTCTTCGCTGCCGTCCACGGCCCCTTCGACGGCTCGGCGAACTTCGCGTCCCTCGCTGCCTTGTCGGCCTTGGCAGGCTTCGGACGCTCGGTGCCACGCAGCGCGTGGATCTCGTCGAGCGCTGCGCCGATCGACACCTGAAGGTTGCCCCGGATGATGCGTGACGCCTCTTCGAGCAGCGCTTCCTGCGCCGGGGTGATGCGCGAGGAGCGCTTGCCGGGCTCGGGCGCGTACTTCGGCGGAACGTCCTTGGCCGGCGCGCGCTTCAGGGGATCGATGGGTGCTTCTTTCATTTTCCCGCCCTCCTACTAGTCTTCGGCTTGCTTGGGCCGCCGATCATTCGGCGGCGCCACCTCCATGATCCCACGTTCCACAACCTGTGCCTGCGCGTCGTCGAGCCAGACGGTCTCCAGCGGCTGGCCGTGCTCGTCGCACGCCTGCTTCTGGATCTGGATCCTGCGGTTGCCGAACAGGTAATCGGTGATGGAGACGACGACGCCTTCGTAGCCCGTGACACGATCGAGCACGCGATCGCCGAGCGCGGCCGGCCCAAGCTCCTTCTGCATTTCATGTCCTCTTTCTAAACGTAAGCCAGACCAACACGATCACGAGGAATAGGTAGATGCTCATGACCGATGCGCCAGAATGAGCGTGAGCGCGGCGTCGACTAGCAGGACGAAGCTCGCGAAGGCGAACGCGATCAGCGCTGCTGCTACGAATCGGCTAAAGGCTCTGACCACGCTTACTCCGGTCCGAACACGTGCGCTTCTGCTTCGTCGGGCGTCATGCCGCGCACGCGCGTCAGGAACCACATGCGCACGACGGCGACGGCCCACTCGAAGTCGAGCCTGATCCTGTACGCCGCCCATCGTCGCATCGCCTGCCAAGTGCCACCTTCAAGGCTGCTGAGGTAGGCGCGCGCCATGACGACGAGCACGGCATCGGGAGCACGAAGGGCGATCAGGTGCACGAGCCGAGCTTCGCGCTCCTGATGCGGTGTCTTGCTCACGCTCGGCTCCTGCCGCTGACGAGCATCGCTGACTGTAAGTGGTAAACCCTGCACTGCTCGATCGTCAACGCGTGGTCGTGCGCGTCGTCGATCTCAGCGTCCCGCAGCGCATGGCACCACGTGTCCTTCCTCTCCTCGACCAGCATCCGCACGATCCCCGTCACGTCGGCGAGCAGCTTATGCTCTGTGCCAGCCCACACCTTGCCGACGGTGATCTCTGTGCCCTCCTCCTTCAGCCAGCGCTGAAGCTGAGCCAGCGTGTTGACCTTGTTCAGCGGCATACGACCAGCGTGGACGCTGAAGCGACGAGGCCCTTGAACTCCGGGAAGTCGACGCCTGCGGGGATCGGCCACGGCGTGAGGTAGCCGACCTCGATGTCGCACGTGTTGCCGCACAGCTGTTTCCCGCCCTCGTAGCCTGACTCCACGGTGGCCACGGCGCCGGGCGCGACCTTCAACTCGCGCGTGTGCCGCAGCACGTCGTCTGAAGCCGTCGCCTTCTCGACGCGGCAACTCCAGGCGATCCTCACCACCTGCTGCGCGCGCGACTTGTTCTCCCAACGAACGCGGGTCCCATTGATCTTGACGGCCTGCTTCTCGAAGCGCTGGCGCTTCATGCTCTGCGCTTCGACGTTCACGACTGCGGCGAGCAATGCCGCGACGATCAGCACTTTCTTCATGGCTTGTCTCCTTTCTACGTTCACGCCCCCCGTCTACGGTCGCTCACTTGGCTCGCTCCCGAAGGCGGCGCAGCGTCTCGTCCAGCCACCAGAGTTGGCCCTGCTCATGGTTCGCCTCATACCCGACCGCCTCCACGATCCGCTCGCAGGCTTCGCGCTCCGACTGGCGGGCCTTTTCAGAGTAGCCCGTCCTCTTCCAGCGCGGCTAGAACCTCGTTCGCCTTCGGGTCGCAGCCGCAACACGGCCAGTTACAATCCTGCATGGGATCTGTCTGCCTCGTTCTTGCCTTACACTCGAATGTCCCGCGCCGGGCCTCGGCGCGCTCGCCCTCGGCGCGGACCCGATCGAGTAGTGCAGCGAGCGAGACGTAGCG